TCAGTCGTGCAGGTGTTCGGCGGCGTGCAGGGTATTTTCCAGCAGGCAGGCGCGGGTCATCGGCCCGACGCCGCCCGGCACCGGGGTGATCCAGCTGGCGCGTTGCGCCGCCACCTCGTATTCCACGTCGCCGACCAGACGGCCGTCGGCCTGGCGGTTGATGCCGACGTCGATGACGATGGCGCCTTCCTTGATCCACTCGCCCTTGACCAGTCCCGGCTTGCCGGCAGCGACCACCACCAGGTCGGCGCGCGACACATGGTCGGCCAGGTCGCGGGTGAAGCGGTGGGTCACGGTGACGGTGCAGCCACCCAGCAGCAACTCCAGAGCCATGGGCCGGCCGACGATGTTCGAGGCGCCGACCACGACCGCGTCCATGCCGTACAGGTCGGCGCCGGTGCTGGCGAGCAGGGTCATGATGCCTTTCGGGGTGCAGGGGCGCAGCAGGGGCATGCGCTGGGCCAGGCGGCCGATGTTGTAGGGATGGAAACCGTCCACGTCCTTGTCCGGGTGGATACGCTCCAGCAGCAGGGAGGCGTCCAGGTGGGCGGGCAGGGGTAGCTGGACCAGGATGCCGTCGATGGCGGGGTCGTCGTTCAGGCGGTCGATCAGGGCCAGCAGGTCGTCCTGGCTGGTTTCGGCGGGAAGATCGTAGGCCTGGGAGAGAAAGCCGACTTCCTCGCAGTCCTTGCGCTTGTGCGCCACATAGACCTGAGAGGCCGGATCGGTGCCGACCAGGATCACCGCCAGGCCGGGAACGCGCAGGCCTTGCTGGCGGCGCTCGGTCACGCGTTGGGCTATCTGCTGGCGAAGGTTGGCGGCGATCGCTTTGCCGTCGATCAGTTGTGCGGTCATGTCGGAAGGGTAACCATCGAATCGGGTGGAAAAAGGACGCGCATTTTCGCATGGACGCCGCCCGGGGCAAAGGAGGCGACCCGCGGATTTGCCGTAACTCCTTTATATAGCTGAATTTTTTTAAAAAAACCGTTGACGGCCTTTCGCCCCCTGTATAACATGCGCCCCGCTTGCCGAGCACAGCCGGACGCAGGGTAAGAGGTAATGCAAGTCGGTTGCTGACTTTGTGATTGCCAGAGCTTAAAGTTTGCGCTCAGCATTGAATGCAGATGAATAAAGCGCCCGTAGCTCAGCTGGATAGAGCATCCGCCTTCTAAGCGGATGGTCGCAGGTTCGAGTCCTGCCGGGTGCGCCATTCGGCGAATCGGCAAGAAGCAGGCGATGTTTTACCGCAAGTCGTAATATGGTGGGCGTAGCTCAGTTGGTAGAGCACAGGATTGTGGCTCCTGGTGTCGTGGGTTCGATTCCCATCGTCCACCCCATATTCCGAAGCGCCAGGCCCGAGGCCTGGCGTTTTCATTTCCAAGCAGTGTCCCGCGGACGTGGTGGAATTGGTAGACACACTGGATTTAGGTTCCAGCGCCGCAAGGCGTGAGAGTTCGAGTCTCTCCGTCCGCACCATACCTCTCTTTCGCGATTCTTCGCGATCCTTCGCAAGCGCAGTAATTTCGGGGCTTGCAGCCGATTAAGCTCTTCCGTTGGCTTCCGCCACAATTCGCCACCAGCCGCGTTTTTTTAGTACATTTCTCAGTACATCTGAATTTGGTTTTTCCAGGAATGTACTATGCCGCTCACGGATACTGCTGTCCGCCAGGCAAAAGCAGAAGCTAAAGACTACACCCTCGCCGACATTGACGGCCTCTCTCTCTTTGTTTCACACAAGGGCACCAAAAGCTGGCACTTCCGCTTTTCGCTGAATGGTCAGCAGAAGCGAGTGTCGCTTGGGACGTATCCCGAGTTGAGCCTGCGTGATGCCCGGCAACGCCGTGACGAGGCGCGTTCGTTGGTGGCCCAAGGCATCGATCCGCGGGGGCAGCATCGAGCGGACCGGAAGACGGTCAGCGTCGAGGAGACGTTTCGACACGTGGCTGAACAGTGGCTGGCGTTGAAACAGGGGCGCTGGGCGGACGATAGCCGGAAAGGCAGCGCAAACCAGGCGCGCAGAGTATTGGACAATGACCTGTACCCGGCCCTGGCGAATATGAAGTTTCGCGAAATTCACCGTCGTGACCTGGCTGCGGTTGTCGGAGCCATCGAGCGCCGGGGAGCGCTGCACGTCGCGGAGAAGGCGCGGAGTTGGTTACGCCAGATCTTCCGCGTTGGGATCGCGGCCGGGTTACGAGAGGACAACCCTGCCTCGGACCTGGACATTCTGGCGAAAGAACAACCACCGACTGAGCACAATCCGATTCTTGCGCATGATGGCGAAGAGCTTCCAGCCCTTCTTGTGAGACTGCGGTCTTACCAAGGGTCCGAAATCACAAGGATCGCCGTTCGTCTGATGCTTCTGACGGCGGTACGTACGATCGAGCTTCGAAAGGCTGCGCCGGCAGATTTCGATCTAGAAAAGGGGATATGGACTGTCCCGCCCGGAAGGGTGAAGCAATTGCGCGGCAGGGTGCGCAAGGACGGGGAAGAGGTGCCGCCGTATATCGTGCCGCTGTCACGGCAAGCGATTGAGGAGGTCAGGGGATTGCTGCAGAAGACGGGCAAATACCCGTTCGCGTTCGCTGGTAGAAATGACCCAACGAAGATGATGAGCGAGAACACCATCAACCAGGCGATCAAGCGCCTTGGGTTCGACGGGCTACTGACTGGTCATGGGTTGCGAGGGACTTTCTCGACTGCGCTGCATGAAATGGGCTACGACACGACGTTGATCGAGGGCCAGCTCTCCCATGCCGATCCCAACAAGACGCGGGCGGCATACAACCATGCCGCGCACGTTGAGCGTCGAAGGGCGATGATGCAAGACTGGGCTGATTATCTGGATCGGTTGGAGCAGGCTGCCCCGGAGTGATCACTCCGGGGCTCCCGCTTCGTTTGCCGGCGCCGGTGGCGTCCAGGTTCCGTTGCAGTACTGGTCGATTTCAACCTCTGCCCAGCGAGTGGCGCGGCCAAACTTGCGCCCCTTGGGGAAGTCCCCTTTCTTCATATGGTCGTAGATGAACGTGGTGCCCATTCCCGTTCTCATCTTGACCATATTCAAGTCGATGAAGCGGGGGATGTCTTGGTGCTGCTGGGTGTTGCGCATTGAAGTACCTCCCGGGTCTGTTGATACGGACCGGGTGAAAGTTGGGTGTTGAGTTAACGGTTAGTTAGTACCGGGCCGGCCGGAAATGGCGTTCCCGGCAGGATGCCGAGGGCGTCGGTGGCGCGCTGGACGATGTTGAGCGCCACCTGCAGCGCCGCCACGTCGTCTTGCATGCGCATGAGCGCGGTCATCTTGGGCCGGTGCTCGGCACATACTCTGTCGCGAAGCTGACCGGCGGCGCGGCGAACAGCGTCGGCCGTACCGTGGTGCTGGAGCACCAGGGCCATGACCAGTACCACGTCGACGCTGTGCATCTGCATCGTGGTTGTGCGAAGGAGCCAGCGGGGAAGTGCGATGCCTGGTTTCTGCCTCATCCGAAGCACCCCGCCTGCCAGGCCGCCAGCGTGCGAACGATCGGGAATATCTCTACCAGCCCTACCATGGCCAGGCCGAGGGCGGCGATGATGCCGAGGGCGGTCAGTGCTCTACGCATCGCGCGGCCCTCCCTGATTCGCCGCTGCCCGGTCGAGACGCTCGATCTCGGCCAGCGCCAGGGCGCAGGCCTTTACCAGATCGCGGCGCGCGCTGGTCGGCTTCCACCACTGCTGGTCCCACGGCCAGGCAAGCGACACCAACAGGGCTGCGGTTCCATCATTCGGAGCGCTGGAGCCGGCCAGGGCGTAGCAGGCGGAGGCGCGGGCCATCTGGCCGTGACTGTGCTCGTCGTCGTGCTCCGGCGTCCATCCCTCGGCGGTGATCTGGCGGCGGCGCTCTGCCTGCACGTCGAGCCATGCCTGCGGCACCTGCCCAGCCTGGTCGGTCCGGTGGTGGGCGAGGCTGATAGTCCCGCCGAGCTTCAACACCTGCACTGCGAGGGCATCGACATTGGCCAGGGCGGCGTTGCGCTCCTCCCTGAGCACCTGGTTCTCGGCTTTTTCGAGCATCAGGTCAGTAATTGCGCGCAGCACCGGATCGACGCCGGGGTACTTGGTGAACCCCAGCAGCGCGATGATCGCACCGAGGTCGGCGGCCGCGGCGTTGAAGGCTGATTTGTAGTCATTCATCTGTAGAAACTCCGGGCGTCGGCGGGGTAGCTTTCCGGCCACGCTGTAGGTCACTCGCGTGGCTGCTGTACCTGCGCGCATTGCTCTCGTAGTGCTCCTGAAGCGAGCGAAGGGCTCGTGCCAGGGTTCTGTCCTGGGCGGTGTGCAGCCAGGGGGATCGGGTTCCGTATCCCGCGCTGCTCACTTCGTAGTGGGGCTTGCCGGAACCGGCGTAGTCGTCCCGACGCTGCACGCGTAGCGTCGAGAGCCGGTTGGAGCCGCTGGACTGGATGCCGGTGGCGACCAACAGCTTTTCGCTGCTGCGGCTCGCATGAACTGTCCAGTTGTAGCCGGGCATGATCTTGACCAGCTCGGCCCTGAATTGGGATTGCTTCATTTCAGTCTCCCATCGCGCCGTGGCCAGCGCATTCGCCGTTGCAGCCGTGTTCCATGCATTCCGGGCACGGCTCACCGTCGTCTTCCTGGTCGTCGCTCTTGATGAGGACCAGGCGTCCGCCGCAGTGGTGACAGAACAGCGCTCCGTTCTCTGCTGGTCCGTCCTCGATGAAGCTCCAGGTCTGGCCGCAACTTGTTTCCCAGATGCCGCTGCTTTCGGTCCATTTGCACGACGGGGATGCCAAACTGGTCGGCGCGTGCGCCAGGGCGGCGCGGGCACGCTCAATCGCCCACTCCAGCATGTCGAGCGTTTCGCACTTTTCGATCATGATGTAGGTCTGCCCAGTGTTCTTCAGCTTCTCCGGCTGTCCCCTGCGATTTTTTACCCAGTCACGCACTCGGATTAACTCCTGAAGTGCCGCCCGCTCATCCCCGCCTGCCTGCTCTACCGATGCAGGCGCGTCACGAAGCGGTGTGCCTGCCAAGCCCTTGGCTGCCAGGTAGTTGGTGGCGCGTGCCACCAGGTTGCTTTCCGGGGCATGCCGCTTCAGCGAACTGGCCAGCATGCGAACCAGCATTGCCAGTTCCTGGGTGCGCTGTCCCTCGGCGCGGCCGATGTCGTAGAACGGACGAAGCCAGTGATCCTCCGCCGGCGGCTGGCTGGCCTGGGCGCCGAACGCTAGCGCGCCGGTGATGGCGTCTGCGATGACCTGGCGCTGGTCGATTGCCGACTGGGCTGGCATGTCATTGCCGTGCGCATTGCAAATCGCCGCCATGTTGCGCAGGGAATCCAGCAGTTCGCCCTTGCTCGGGTTCATGCCGATATCGTGGCCGATTGCCTCCCAGGCCTCGAGCACAGTGACCACTTCGGACCTGAAGCCGGCGTACCAGAGCTGCACGGCATCTTCCTTGGCGAGCGGGTAGCTGAGGCCTGCGGCGATCAACTGGTCTTCGGACGGCGGCGCCTGGTCCTTGATCATGGCCAGCAGGCTCTCGGCTGAGGAATGAACCTCGTCGAGGTCCGTCGACCAGCGGTGCGGGGAGCGGTGCTGGGTGCTGTCGTGGATGTTGTCCAGGGCTTCGACGATGCCGCGTAGGCGGGTGGCGCACTGCTCGATCAGTTGGTGTTGGGTAGAGGACATTGTGGTGTCTCCGGTTGCTCCGGCGCCGGCGGCCGGCAGCGGAAGCATTTGCACAGGCCTATCCGTTGGCCCGTGGTGCGGCAGATGGTGGGGCGGTTCATTTCGTGGCGTCTTGCTTCATGGCTTTGGCGTGGCCAACGCAGGTGCGGACTGGGTTGCCCTGGTCGTCCAGGTCGGCGTGGCAGTAGAACCGGCTGAGTTCCTGCCGGCAGTAGATGGCATCGGAGGTGGTGACCGGCGAGGTGTTCGCCGGGGTGCCGAGTCGATAGGCGCAGCCGGCGCACGTGCCGCGAGGGTTCACCGTTGCGGCCAGGACAACGCCCTGCAGCGCTCCGAACATCGTCGAGAGGTTCGCCTGCTCCGCGGTGTGCGGATGTTCGCCGTGCTCGATGAGGATCAACTCGACCATCGCTCGGCAGTTCTCGGCGACGGCGTTGGCCATGCCCAGCACCTGGGCGAACAAATCGAGCATGGTGGCCGGGTCGCGCTGGGCGGCCATCTTCTCCAGCACCTGGCGGCGCAGGTCCGCCGGCAGAAGCACGGCGCCGGCCAGTTCGTGCGCGTCGGCGGCGCTGATTTGGTAGTCGGCGGGAGGCTGGTTCATGGGACCGCCCTCGTTGATGCTGCTTCCAGCAACTGGCACCGGCTAGCCAGTTGGAGCAGGTTACGAGTAGTCGGCTTGAAGCCTTCCGTATCCGGGAGGTACTCGTGACGATGGCCCTCCGGGTACGTCTCGAACGGTCCGTGCCATTCCCAACTCATCAGCCAGTCTTGCCAGACGGTGTAGACGTCCTGTCCTTCGCCCCAATAGTCGACACCGCCGCCGACGGAAAGAACATGCCGGACTCGGGAGCCTTGCTCATATGCGAGTTCAGACGGTTCTTCGTCGCGCCAGGCGCTGCAGTAGAGCGCTGGGTAAAGCTCGACCAGCCGCTTGCTCAATTTCTTCTCGATGCGCGCTTTCATGCTTCACCTTCCTTCGCCAGTGCCAGCCGGTGCTGGGCGCTGGCCTGGCGCTCCGGCTTGGGTAGCTTCAGGCCGAACAGCCGGAGGGCCTGCTTGTGGTTGAGGGAGGCCGCCACCGCAACAGGCCTGGCATGCTGGTCGATGTAGGACTTCGGCCAGGGTGAGGGGGCAGATGTCCAGCTTGCTCACGCCGCCACCGCCTGTTGCGGCGTCGGCCGTAGCCGCCGCTTCCATGGGTCGTTCGCCCGGGCGTATGCGGCCATCGTGTTCGGGCTCACGCTGTTGCCGCACATGTGGACCTGCTGGGATAGAGTGAACCGCTGCCCGTTATGGCCCCGCTCGATGATGTAGCTATCGGGGAAGCCCTGGGCGCGGTACAACTCGCGCGGCTTCAGCATCCGCAGCCGGATGTCGACGATCACGTAGGGGCTACCGCTGATCCAGACCGTGACCAGCGCCAAGCGGTCCTTGGTGGTGATCGTGGTCAGCGGATCGTCCAGCTTCGCCCACTGCCCGCCGGTCGAGTGGTAGCGCATCAGGAACGCCGACACCCACAGCGCGCCGTCCAATTGCTCCGGCGTCAGGCTGTCCGCGACCATTTCAGCGGTGATCAGTCCGTGGTGCGTGCCGCCCGCGCTGATCGTGTGCAGGGGCTCGTCGGCGGCGCGCGCGTCGCAGTTGCCGCGCAGGTGCAGCAAGTGAGCGGTGACCAGCTGCTGCTGGCTGCCGCTGTTCGTGACCGTGCTCATCGGCGCGTCGGCCGGCCGGCTGAAGGTCGTGTTGTAGCCGCCGTTCATCTGGGCGAGGAAGGCGGTGGCGATGGCGCGGTGGTTCTCGGTGACAACCGTGCCCAGGGGCTGGTCGACGGACGCGGGCTTGCCGCTGTAGCTCGGGCCGCCGGCGCCGACCAGGACAGCGCTGGCCAAGCCGAGCGCGTGCGCTGCGCCGGCCGGGCGCTTGCACTCGCCGCCGCTGGTGATCGTCGGCATCGGCTCGTCGACAGGTACGCCGGCGGCGTCGAAGCGGAACTTCACCAGATGCGCCGCAGCGACAGCGTGCTTGATGCCGCCGGCGACCACGGTGCCGAGCGGTTCATCCAGTTCAAGGACGCGCGGTGCCTGTCCGTCGCGCTCGCCGTAGCCGACTTGGATCAGCGTCGGGGTGGCAACGGAGAAAGCGCCGCCCTTCGGCCAGGCAGTGATGGTGTTCAGCGGCTGGTCCACCGGATGCACGGCCTCGCGCGACCAGTTCGCGATCGGCACGATGAAGGGCTTGGCGCGCTGGAGCACTTCTTTCTCGATACCCTTCGCGATGCGGCGCATGGTGGCCTCCGCCAGCGGCTTCTTCCGGTTGCGGATCGACTGGCCGAGGTCGCTCCAATCGATGCACTCTGCTGCCGTGCGGTACGGCTTCAGCCCCTTGCTGGGCTTCGCGGCATGGGTCTTCTCCGCCGCCACTGGCTCGAAACCGCCGTCGGTGGCCACCAGGTACAGGCGCTGGCGAGTGGTCGGGTCGCCGTAGTCGCAGTTGCGCTCGACCCAATAGTCGACGTGGTAGCCGAAGCCTTCCAGGGCGCGCAGGAACTGACGCCAGGTGCGGCCCTTGCGTTTCGGATCGGGCACCAGGAACTGCTCGTGCCGCGGCACCCGTTCGCCGGGACCGGCTACAGTGCCGTCGAGGCGCACGACGCGGCCGGTCGACTTGTCACGTTTGGCGATCAGCGGGCCCCACTGCAGGATCTGCTTCACGTTCTCGAGGCTGATGACCCAAGGGCCGCGGCCGAGCTTCTGGAGCTTGCCGGCCCACTTCACAACAACCCAGGACAGGTCGCGGATCTCTTTCTTGCGCGGCTGGCCGCCGGCGGCCTGGCTGTGGTGCCGGCAGTCCGGCGATGCATGCAGCCAGCCCACGGTGGCGCCCTTGGTGGCCTCGATGGGGTCGATGCCCCAGACATCGGTCGGCAGATGCTCGGCGTGCGGGTGGTTGGCCTCGTGCATGCTGATTGCGGCCGGGTTGTGGTTGATGGCCAGGTCGACCTTGCGGCCCAGGCCCATTTCCAGACCGGTGCTGGCACCGCCGCCGCCGGCGAACAGGTCGACGATGATCGCGTCGTCGGTGTCGTCCAGGGCCAGGCCGTACTGGGTTTTGAAGTCGAGCGGGGAGGGCTTCTTGAGGGAAGTCATGCGGGCTCCTTGGTGTCGTGGAAGATGTCGAGCTGCGCCGAGCCTTTCGCGGCGTCCTCTGCAGCGGCGGTGACGCGCTCAAGTTCGTGTGCGATGCGCGCCTCAGCTATGGCCAAGTAGGGCGGCTCGCGCTCGATGCCGACGAACTCGAACCCTTCGCGTACCGCTGCCTTGCCGGTGCTGCCGCTACCCGTGAATGGGTCGAGCACCTTGCCGCCTGGAGGGGTGACCAGGCGCACGAGATAGGCCATCAGGTCCGTCGGCTTCACCGTGGGGTGGTTGTTCTGGCTGGTCTTGTCGGTGCCATCTGCCTGGAAACTGCCAGGGTTCTGGCTCCCGCTGGACCAGTGCGGCGGCTGACGTTCCATGTGCTCGCAGCCTTCATTGCGGTCGCGCCGGCTGGCCTTGGCGCAGTAGAAGAAGCGGGCCGCGCTGCCAGCGTCGCCCTGGAACGTGCTGCCGCCCTCGTCGATGTCGCCACGGAATGCGCCGTAACTGTTGCGGAACTTATCGCCGTTGCGGCGATGCACTGGGGCTGCCGCACCGGCATCGGCCGGGAACAGCACGACCACTTCTTCGCTTCCGTCGTGGATCAGATTCGCGGGCCAGCGGCCGGCGGCGTGCGGCTGGGAAACCGCGCCAGGGCCGCGCTGCTCGTCCTCGCGACGCCGCGGCAAACCGCCAGCGCCGGTGTTCGGTGGCATGGGTTCGGACGGGATGCGGCACCCGTCGATGTTGAGCGCCCCGGTACCGTGCGCCAGGACGTTCGCCGCGATCGTGCCCACCAGCGGCTTGCGCGCCACTGTGATCGGCTCCAGTGCGGGCTTGAGGGCGGTTCCCCAGCCTTGCCGGTCGCCGTCGAGGTTCTTCGACTTCGGGAAGCCTGACCCGTATACCCACGCGATCATGTCGCGGATCTCGAAGCCAGCGTCCTCGATGCGCAAAGCCATCCGATGTTGCGTGCGGGTTCCGGCGAATGCCAGCAAATAACCGCCTGGCTTCAGCACGCGAAGGCATTCGGTCCAGACCTCGACCGGAGGCACGTCGCTATCCCATTTCATGCCCATGAAGCCGCCAGCGCCGTTTCCGGTTCCGATGCGCGAGCGGCCGTAGGGGCTGTCGAGATTGACCGAGGCGACCCCAGTTCCGCCTTTCTTGTTCGTCGTCAGTCCATAGGGAGGGTCGGTGACAACGCTGTCGAAGCTGTTGTCGGGAAATGTTTTGAGCACCAGCAGGCAGTCGCCCAGGTGCAGGGTGTAGGGAAGGTGATCAGGCATCGTCAGTACTCGGTGAACAGGCACTGGACGCCGCCCTGCCTGACTTGGGCGGCGTCCGGTGCGTGCTTGCTGAAAGAGAAAGCGCCCCGGGTGGGGCGCTCGGCGGGTGGCGTTAGAGCGGGCGGATACTGCGCGCCACTTTCGGGTCGCGCTGGATGTGGCCTTTGTTCTCGAGGGCGGTCAGGCGCTGCTGGATGGCGAACTGGCGGACTCCGGCCTTGGCTGCCAGCTCAGCGACGGTGGGCGCGTAGCCTTTCTCCGCCCAGAACGCTCGGATGTGCCCGAGCGTTTCGTTCTGCATCGTCGAGGGGGCCGACTTCACGACAGAACCTCGCGAGATCCGTCTCCCTTCATCGGCCCGACGATATTCAGCAATTCCATTTCCTCGACCAAACGGGCCGCGCGGTTGTAACCGATCTTGAGTTTGCGCTGGATGGCGGAGATCGAAGCGCGGCGCGTCTCGCGGACGAAGCGAATGGCCTCCTTCAGCAGCGGGTCGTCACCGGGCCCGTTGGCCCGGGGAATATGGAGGGTCGCGGTGATACCGTCGTGCATCCCCAGCGCCTTGGTTACATCGATGCCGGCGCCAGGCGCTGGTTCGGGCTCATTGTGCACACCGTCGATTCCCTGCGGGGACTCTTCGCCGCCCAAGGCCTCCAGCAGTTGTGGTATGAACTCGCGGAAGGTGAGCATCATCAGGACGAAGCTGGCGTCGGCCTGTGCGAACTCGTCGGAATCCTTACCAGCGTCGTCCAGTGCCCGCTCCTGCAGCAGGTCGTCGAAACGGAGGCTGCGGATCACCAGGCCCTCGTCAAGTACGAAGGAGAGGTCTTTCTTCCAGGCGAGGGCGAGCTTGGTGACGCTCTTACCTGAGTCCAGATGTTGGCGGATCACGTCGCTGGTCAGGTCCTGGTGCTTGGCGGTGATGCTGCCTTGCTCGTCGGTGTCGCGGAGCAGGGCGCCGTCGCACAGCCAGAAGTCGCCACCCGCATTGGTTTCCTGGCTGCGCAGCCACTCGGTCATGGTTGCGGTCGGCGAAACCTTGGTTGCGATCGGTCGGATGGGGAGGGAGCCCAGGGCCTCGCGCAAGGTCGACAGCATATCCTCGGCGGCCTTCGCTGTGGCGGTGTCCACGATCACCAGGCCTTCCGCAGGCATGATGGCGGCGTAGGTGCGCTTACGGCGGGTGAACGCGCGCGGTAGGAGGGTCTGGACGATCTCGTCCTTCAACTGGTCGCGCTCTTTCTTGTAGACCTTGCGCTGCTGGGTTTCCTCGATCTCTTCGACCTTCTCCTTCAGTGCTTCGTTGACCACGCTGCCAGGCAGGATCTTCTCCTCCTTGCGGCAGCAGATCAGCCAGAATCCGTTCGCCTCGCGTACCAGCGGTGCGTCACCCTTGCCGACCGGCGGCGCGAAGCCGTAGGTGGTCAACTCCTGGGAGGCGCAGGGGCGCGCTGGTTTGCTCGCCAGGGCACTTTCCAGAGCGCTGGCCGTTGTGTCGATGGGTTGGGTGAGGCGGTAGATCAGTAGGTTGCGGAACCACATGGTGCTGTCTCCGGGCGGCCCGGCGCTCAGACGATGCGCCAGAGCCTGCGGTAGGGGTTGTCGAAGGGGATGTCGTCGTCGTAGCTGTCGTAGTCGGTCGCCGGTTGCGGCTGGTGGTGAGTGGTCGGCCGCGGTGGCGGCTCGCGGCCAGGGCCAGGGCCAGGGCCAGGGCCACGCGCCTGGCCTGCCTGCTCAGGCTTGCCGCCGAGCAGTTGCATGTTGCCGTTGATGTCGACCACTACCTCGGTGCTGTAGTGGTCCTGGCCGTCCTGGCCCTGCCACTTGCGGGTGCGTAGGCTGCCTTCGATGTAGACCTGGGAGCCCTTTCGCAGGTATTGCGCTGCGATTTCGGCCAGCCGGCCAAAGAGCACGACCCGGTGCCACTCGGTGCGCTCCTGCTGCTGGCCGGTCTGCTTGTCTTTCCAGCTTTCGCTAGTGGCCAGACTGAGGGAGGTGACCGCCTTTCCGCCCGGGGTAGATCTTGCGTCTGGATCCTGGCCCAGATGGCCGACCAGGATTACCTTGTTCACTCCGCGTGCCATGGCTCAGGCCTCCGCCTCAGCCGGCGGCACCGAACTGGCCGGCGCCACATCGACTCCCTGCAAAGCGAAGTAGATGCGGGCGCAGGCTTGGGCGTCCGGCATCGCGCGGTGAGCCTCCACCAGGTCCTCCCCGGTGAAGTGCTTGTATGCCTCGGCCAAGGTCGGCAGCTTGTTGCGGGGAAGCGCGACCTGTGCGCGGGAGCGATAGCAGGTGCAGAACTTCTCACCCGATTCCTTGAAGGCGTTGGCCGCATCCTCGTCCTGGTAGCGCATTAGCGCGATGCGAGTGATACGGTCGTCGAAGCTGATGTTGTGCGCCGCGCGGCGGGCTGCGCGGCCGTTGATCGCAAGAAAGCCCTCCAGAGCCTCGGCCTCGCTGATGCCAACATCCATCGCCTGTTCGTGGCTGATGCCGTGGATCGCTGTCATTTCGGGGGTGATTTCCCAGCCGTTGGGTCGCACGATCGCCTCAAAGCGATCGATGGTGTTGCCGGCGGCATCGCAGAGCAGAGCGGCAACTTCCACGATGTGGGGCTGGCACGGGTCTTCACTGGGCAACTTCCACTCGGGAATACCCGTCGTTTCGAAGTCGAAAATGTTGGTGAGCATGGTCTGTCCTCAGTGGTTGGGCATCAGGCTGCGCGCTCGATGAACGCGCACCCGGATGCCGCACCGGCGGCGGGCGCCGGCGCAGGCGGTTCGGAGGGGTCGGGGGGATTAGGAGGAGGGGTGCTTGCGGTAGCCGATGGCGTACAACCGTTCAGCCTGTTCGCGCGTGAGCATGAACGTACAGGAGCCAACCTTGTACTGGTAGTCGCTGAGCATGGCATCGACAGCCTGGGCGGCGATCTGCTCGGGGGTGGGGAGCGGGCGGAACAGCATGTCGCGCGTGCGGTAGTACTGTTCTTGGCCGTTGTCGTACGCAACTAACGACTCGTCGCTGATGTACCGAATTTCACAGCGCCGATACTCCGGCCAGATCATGTGCCTGTATTCGCATTCCACGCCGACCGGCGGCAGGCCGTCTTGGCCGTTCCACTGTATGACAGGCTCCTTTGCCTCATCAGCCACAGGACGACGTTCCACCAGTCGCCATGCGTGGTCCAGTTTGGTCATGTCGCAGGTGTTGAAGTCTGGCCGCAGGTTGCCCACGCGCTGGCGTTTGCTGATCCGGCAGCCCCATCCCTCAACCCAGTACATATCGTTGCCGTGCTCGGTAGTGACCACTGCCTGCGCCCAATGAGGCGCGATGCTCCAGTCGATACTGGTCATTCTCGTTTCCTTGAACTGTGCCGGCGTGGCCGGCGCGAGGTGGCTAGTCAGGCCGCTTTCGCGGGGGCCTTTTCGACGATCACGCCCGGCAGATTCAGCGTTTGGCCCTTGCTGTTGGCCAGGTTGTCCAGGGCCGGCTGGTCGACGACGAGCAAGTCCTCGGTGGCCAGGCCTTCGGCGATGGCGGCGATGAGCGCGGTTTTATCAACGACGCGGGCGCGCCACTGGGTAGCGCTGGGCTCTGCTGCCTTGCTGGCTGGCTTGATCTGGGCGGGTGCTGGTGCAGCCTCGACCCTCGGCGCCTCCGGATCGACAGCGGCGGGTGTCTCCTGCTCGGCGAGTTGCTGGCGCGCCGCGGCAAGCTCTCGCTGCTGGCGTGCCAGTTCTTCGCGTTGGCGTTGCATTTCCTCCTGTTGGCGGCGCATTTCCGCGTCTTGCTCCTCCATGCGGCGGCGCATTTCGGCTTGCTGGGCTTCCAACTCCTGCCGCTGGCGCTCCGCTTGCTCGAAGGCCAGGCGGTCGGTCAGCATTTGGGTCAGTTCGTCCATGGCCGTCTGCTGTGCGGCTTGGGCTTCCTTCGTCAAGTCGTAGAAGTCGTGTGCTGTGTCGATTTCGCCACAGCGGTCGATCATCGCGGCAATCTCGTCGCTGGTCTTGCCGCGTACCTGGGCCGGCATCCCTTTGATGGCGTCGACCTTCGACAGCAGGCGTGCGATCCGTTCCTGGCGCTCGCGTTCGACGCGATCGTCGACCTCCTTCTTGGCGGCCTTCATCGGATCTTCCAACGTCACCAGTGCGGCGGTGATCCGCTTCGCCTCGGCGTCGATGATCTGGCCTGCCTCGATGTAAGGCGCCTTTTCACGCTTGCGAGCGGCTTCCAGGCTGGTGCGCAGTGTGGTCAATTCCTTGATACCGGCCTTGATGAACTCGTAGCCATCGGCGGTATTGGCGTCCGGCAGCGTCGCGTACTTCTCGCGAAGTTTTGCCAGGGCGGCGTTGGTTGCGTTGTACTCGGCGACCTCGACGGTACCGTTTTCCAGGTCAACATTTTTCAGGATGGTCATGGTGTCATTCCTCGGGGCTGGTAGGAGCGGGGGAAAGCTGGCGCAGGCGCTCATCGGCGGCTTCATTCACGCGCAGCTCAATCTCTGAGGGGTTGAAGTTGACGACTGGCGCTTTGGCGCGGGCCTTCTCGGCGACTTGCTTACGCATTAACTCCAGGGCGCGGGAGTTCGGTGCCGCGGCGATCGCGTCGAGTTGTGCGCGAAGCCAGGTCTTGAATTCGTCCTTGGCTTCGTCCAGGGCTGTCTCGGGATCGCCGGCATCGGCCAGGCGCTCTTTCAGCTTCAGGCCTTCGACATAGGTCGTGTCGTCGAACATGCCCATGTGAATGTCGGCGCTGAACCCGAGGAGTGACAGACACTTCTTGATGGCGTCGGTGAGTGACTTCTTGCCGTAGTCGTGGTCAGTCTTGAAGCCCCACTCGGTCTTGTAGACGTAGGGGGTGTGCCCGTATTGGCGGGCGTGATTGATCGTCCCGTCGTGGCGATACCAGAGTTCGATGTACAGGGTGTGGGTCTTGTCGTGGCAGATGACCGCACCGTTCTTATCGAGGTGCGGTGCGCCTTCATCGAAGCGCTCTACCAAGACTTTCCAGCCCCAGCCCTTGCCGACGGGGCCGAATAGCTCAGTCGCACGACGGACGATATACAAGCCGTTGATGGACGTCATGTCCTGACCGTTGAGCTTCGCCTGCCTTGTGTACCTGGTGTCCGTCTCTTTCACCTGGTCCCAGATAGCCATGTTGCTATTCATGTTTGTCATGGTGTTGCTCGCTTGACGGCTGCCGGCGCCGTGGCTGGTTGTTCCGCGGTAATCAGTCCGCCCCAGATCGGGCCTAGGGCGAGAATGAGCAGGAAGAGGAGGCCGCCAATCAGGCCGCCCACCCAGATGGCTTTGCGTTTCGCGTTCATGTCGGGAGCATCCTGTAGATCAGCCAGCCGTAAAACGGAGCCACCAGGGCCAGCACGCCGATTGCCGACGCAACTTCGGTGAGCGCCCGGCGGGCGCCAGTCGCATTTGGCTTCATGCGGAGGCCCCTCCCTTGGCTTTGTCGATTGCGCTTCGGGCCGCCTCGATCGCCGCAGTTGTGATCGCGTTGCGATGCTGCGGCAGATAGCCGACCAGCGCGCAGTACGCCTGCTCCAGGGCGATGAGTAATTCGGGGCCGTAGCTTTCAACGCGCCGCCGTGCTGCGCGTTCCGCCCGCGTGCGGTTGTCGCGCTCGATTGCAGACTGCGCTTCCTGTTCGGTGGCGTAGAACCTGTACCAGTCAGCGCGCTTCGCGATGCGCGTGCCGTCGGCTCGAACGTAGTAGGCCTTCGTTTCCCGAACGAACTCACAGCGGCTAGCTGCGTCTCGGCCGGCCCGGACTTGAAAGCGGGTGATTGGATTCATACCCGAGTGCTCCTGAGTTCTGCCCAGCGGGCGTCCGACGCGGCGTCGAGCCGGTGGCGCATGTCGTCGTAAATACGGGTGTCGATGAAGCCGACCGCATAGGCCAGTTCAATTTGGCCGTGGACGAACTTCTGGTCCGGGCGTGGGAACGGTGATCGGCGCATCGCCGTAATGCCTTCCTCGATCATCAGCACCGCGCGTTCATCGCTGAAGGCCATCTTCGTCCTCCTGCTCTTCGTCCTCGGGCTCCGGGTCCGGCTGGTCCCAGAGCGGATCGACTTCGCGGTCCCAGGCCTGCTGGGCGCAGTTGAACGCTGCGCGGTTGTGGCGCTCGCGGTATGTCCACATCATCCCCACCTCGCTGAACTGGTGTAGATCGCTTCCAGGTACTGGTCGCAGATGCGTTTGGCCCGCTCACACCGGTCAACGTCGAAGAGTCCGAAGTGGCATTCGGGCGGCGTGATTTGGAGTTCAGCGGCGAGCCAGGCGTAGGCCTGACTGCGCGTCATCAGCTTGTCGCGCCAGATGCGTTCGAATGGGCGCTTGCAGCGGTTGCGAGCGTCGCGCAGCGGCTTGTCGGCCAGCGTTCCCAGCGGGATGTCGGTGTCGGGATGCAGGCCCACGTAAGCGCCGCAGCCCGTGCCAGTACAGGCGTAGGCGTATGGCCAGTCGCCGTACTCGCGACCGTAGATCACCCGGTTGCTGACCAGCCGGACCAGGCCGCCGCAGTGCGGGCAGCCGGAGGGGATTGGCTGAGGATGCTTGATGCGCTTGAGCGCGCCGCGGCTGACGTGGGGCAGCGGTGCCGGCGGCACCAGTTTCTCCAGCCTGTTCGCTCGTGGGTCGATCATGGCGTGTGCTCCGTATTCACCTGCATTCGGCTGAACGCTCGCGCCGCCGGGCTTGCCCGGCGGGGAGGCGGGGAACGTTCATGCGAATGTGGGCGGTGAAAAAAGCCCGGCCGTAGCCGGGCAAGGGGGGGATGAAACGGGCTCAGGAAACAGCAGTGCAGTTGCGTAGCAGCACCGGCGTGGCCTGACCTTCTAGCCAGATCACCGCCATGCCGGAGGCGGAAACTTTGGCTTGAGTGAGCGTTCTGGTGCGGATGGGGATGGAGTCGCGGAGCGGACGGTACTCAACGGCCACCTGGGCCGGGTGCGTGCGATTCCACTCTTCAACCAGGTCTTTGGGTGAGGCGGGCCGGACGGCGCCAACCCGGGCGTAGATCTCGGCGCGATGAATGGCCATCGCTTCCGGAGCAACGATTCCGAGGCGGATCTGGCCGCCTCTGTTCTCGACGACGGTCACGGTGATGTCGTCGCCAATGTGCAGGGTTTCGCCGACTCGGCGAGTGAGGATCAGCATGTGTGCCTCCGTTCAGGATGCTGGGTGCGCGGGCTCAGGCCGGCTCGCAGTGGGAAAGGGCAACGCAACCGGACACGCCAGCGAGCCAGACGACAGCAGTGTGTCCGCCGAGCACCTGGGCTTCGGTTGTCGTCCGGGTGCGTTTCGGCGTTGCGCCGCGATGGAACCGGTAATCGACCTCGGTGCCGGCGGGGTATGCGGAATTCCAGGCAGCAACGGTCGCCGCCGGGTTGGCGTTTCGCTTCATCGTGTGTCTCCGGATAGAGTTCGGTGGGGCTGGTGATGCCCTGCTACCGGCAGGGCGGCGGGCTACTGATGGAGGACGCCGCGCCCGAACGGCTTGAAGCAGCATGCGCATACAGGAACGCCAGTTTCCTGTTCCAACTCGATGCTGCGTGCGGTGCTCCGGTAAGTGTTCGCGGCGAAGGTCAGGCCGGCGCGCTCAGCCTCATCCGCTGCCTGTAGCCATCCAGCAATCGCTGGGTGCGGGACTGGCTTAGGCGCCAGTTCGATTTCGATCTGCATCGTCTGCCCTCCAGGGCGGTAATGCCCCGGCGAACCGGGGCATGCTCTTTATGCGGCTTTCACCTTGCAGGCGCGGGCCTGCAGCTCTTTGCCGTTCACTTCGACGACCAGGTACTCACCGCCACCGCGGCCGGTGCCCTTGTTGATGGTGCGCAGGAACTTGCCTTCCTTCGCGACGCCACGCGGGTTGGTCAGGATCACGGACTGGCCTTTCTTGAACATCGGTGTTTCCTCTCGTTGTGGTTTCCCGTATGCCCCTCCCGTACTGGCGAGGGGCATCTAGGAAATCGGTATTGCTGGCCGGCGTTACGCGCCACCTCCGGCTGGGCGAATGCTTTCTCGGGGGACCTGAGATCCCGACAGCCGGCCACGCTTTGCTGCCGACTCTCGCTTGCGGTGCTCGAAGCTGCACACCCGGGGCGAGGCGTCCCCTGAATCCCGTTCTGCCTGTCGGCAAGGCCTTGGCTCGCTGTGGCCTGTTCTGTCGTCACGATGTTCTGTGCCGACGGCATGAAAATTATCAGCGGTCATATTATTGGTCAAGACCTGCGGTATTAAAAAAATCAAAATAGCGCTCTTGAAAAGTAGGGGTTCTGGTAATACTGTATGGATATACAGCTTGTGGAGGTGCTTATGGCCAAGCAAAAGAAAAAGCAGGAAGCCCAGGTTCTCACCGCGGGTGAGAAGCTAGGGTTGCGGGTGACCCAGATGATCAACTCGCCGAAGGCCCAAGAGCTTCGGACAGTAACTATTCACCGTCTGGACACGGATGCAGACGAGGCCTGGGAAGGGATTATGGAAGTGTTGGCCGAGACGGACGGGATTGATCTGACTTTCAACGATGACGGCAGCGTCACGTTGAGGTGGGAGGAGCAGGAGAGGGGCGAGCAGGCCTGGTAGCCCCGGACGGGGCTGGCCAGGCGGGTGGGAGCGGGCTCAGTGTTTTCTACGTCTCATGACGGACCACCAGAAGACCCAACCGATGATGCTGAGGTTACTCTCACGCATTTGGTCCCTGGTGTACTCCTCGTCTGGGTATTCGTCACGGTTAAAGCTGCGCAGGCGGATGCCTCCGCCGGGTAGGCGATAGACGAACTTCACTCGCAGCATATCGTCATGCTTCAGGGCATAGATCTCGCCGTCAGTGATTGTGCTGACTGATAGATCGACTCCGATGATCGCGCCGTCTGCGATCAGCGGTTCCATAGAGTTCCCCGTAACGTTCACGCAGACCGAGTTCTTGGGGTCTACTCCCGACTCCCGGAGGACAGTGCGAGGGAACCGAATTTTGCGCTTCGCCTGCTCCAGATCAGGCAAGCGACCATCCCCCGCTGCAATCTGAATTTCGTTGAAATAGGGAATCTCGACTTCATCGGCATCCAGTGGATCGCCGTCATCCCAGACGGGGATCGGTTCGAGGTCGCCCCTGGTATTTGCAACCGGCTTGGGGCGTACCGTCGTTGCCATGCGCTCTATCTCCTCGGCCAGGCGCGGGCTGAAGTCCCTGACCTGAATCTCAAGATAGCGAGCGAAAACCGCTGCTGCCTCTGCGTTCAGCGCGTTCTTCCCAGTGAGGTAATGACTTGCCGCACTCTGGGTGGTGGCGCCAAGCCCCTCGAGGGCGATCTTCTCTTGAGTGATGCCGAGTTCTCTTTTCTTCGCCTTGTAAATGGCATTGAGAGCTTGGCACTCCTGCTTTTCTTCGGCCGTGAGCGGCCGCTTCTTCGATTTCATGTTCATCCACTCATGATATTACCAGTGTTCATATTTCTCTAAGATCGCCGGTCTTGTAAAATTAAAGACCGCAAGTAATAATTCGGAATGACCGCGTAGGAGGGCATATGCAGATCATTCCCATTAACGAATTTGTGGCCGAGCAGGGGCAGGCGAAGGCAGCGGAGCTGCTCGGCGTGACCCAGGGGGCCATCAGTAAGGCGCTTCGAGCGGGGAGGAAGATCAATGTCTACCGCTGCGAAGATGGTTCGTACTCTGCTGAGGAGGTGCGCGCCTTCCCGGCCCAAAAGGTGCGCATGGCTTCGTGACATGCAGTTCACCGTGACGATCAATCAAGCGAAAGCGCTCGAGTGGGGGCTGAACTCGCAGCAGGCGCTGCTGTTCGCCTTCGTCTACGAGTGCCCGAGTTGGGCGCGCCTGGTTCAGACGCCCGCAGGTGATTTCTACGCCCTGAGCAAAGCGAAGATCCTCGAGGAGTTGCCGCTGCTGACGGACAAGCCGGACACGGCGTACCGCTTGCTGAAGCAGATCGCTGCGGCCGGTGTGATCGATCTGTCGAGCACAGCAACCATCACACTCGTGCGGCTCACTGCGAAGGGGCAGGAGTGGAATCGGAAACTGGACGGGTCGGAAAAATATCCGACCCAGGTCGGAGAAAAATCCGAGGTCGGAAATTCTTCCGAGGTCGGAGAAAAATCCGATGCAGGCAGGTCGGAAAAATCTCCGACCAAGATCGGAAAAAAATCCGGGGTAGGTCGGAAAAAAATCCGTTCAGGGTCGGAAAAATCTCCGACAAATCAGGTAACCAGTAATCAGGTAACCAGTAATCAGGGTACCAATCAGGATATTGCCGGGGAGGCTGCGCCGGCCCCGGGCGGGGAATTCGTCGGCGCCGAGCAAGAGCCCGGGCCGCGCTGCCAGATACCGGCCGACATGCCAGGCCCGAAAGACCCGAACTGCAAGGCGTACCGCACATGGGCCAACTACGCCATGGCCTATCGCACTCGATACACCGCTTGGCCGGTTTGGAACGCATCGGTTGCCGGCAAGCTTTCGAAGCTGATCGATCGTGTGGGCCAGGCCGACGCGCCAAAGGTGGCCGCGTTCTACGTCAAGTGCATCCACGATGCTCGACTGATTGCTCAGCACCATCCCCTCGGCCTGTTGCTGGCGAACGCTGAGGGCTACCACACGATGTGGTTGACCAATCGCCCGACCACCGGAACGCAGGCACGCCAGCAGGAGAACACCGCATCGAACTTGTCCGCCGCTGAGCAGGCCCTGGCCGAGCAGAGAGCGAGGAGGGCTGCCCATGCTGACGCCTGAGCAACAAGACGAACTGCTGCTTTCCCTTTTCGGCACCGCCGAGGCAATGGGTCAGCAACTCACGCCGGCCGCTGCCCAACTCATGGTTCAAGACCTGGCTGCCTACGAAGAGCCAGTGCTGACCGCCGCATTGCAGGCCGTTCGCCGGGAGGGCGGACGATTCACGGTTGCCGCTGTACTCCGGCATGTCGAGTCCGCCGACGGTCGGCCCGAGCCGAACGAGGCCTGGGCGATCGCCCTACAGAGCTTCGACGAGGCTGAAACGGTGCTTATGACGCCGGAAATCCAGCAGGCGGCTGTGGTAGCCGCACCGCTCATGAAGGGGCGTGGTGACCGGGTGGGCGCGCGCATGGCGTTCATTGCCGCCTACGAGCGCCTGCTCACTCGTGCCAGGCAGCAGGCGCTGCCCGTCAGGTGGTCGCTGTCGTTGGGCAGCGATGCGGGCCGCCGAGCTGCTGCGATTGAGGAAGCGGAACGCCTGGGGCGTCTGCCGGCGCCGGCAGCGCAGTTGCTGCTCGAACAGCACGTACTCGAGCCGGTTTCGCCGGCCGGCAGCGCAATCGCCGGGCTGCTGACTGGACCCTCCGACCGGCTGCTGGCACTGACGAATGACCCACTGACCCGCGAAGCCCTTGCGAGGGAGGCTGCTGGTGGGGGGGATGTGCCAGACGACTTTCGCCGGCGGCTTGAAGACATCAAGAAGCGCTTGGTCCGCAGGGAAAAGGCGAAGGTCCGACTGCGTGATCGCCACCTGCGCCACGGGCGCGAAGACATGGACCGTCGGCGCGCCGCGGTTCTTCAAACCATCGATCAGCTACAGAGCCAGGAGGTTCAACATGGCTGAAGCACTATCAACCCAGGCGCCGGCCAAGAGCGCGGCGGCGAAGAGGAAGCGCGCCGGGCGGCCGATCTACCTGGAGTTCAAGCGCATGGTCGACCCGGACACCGGCGAGGTTCGCCTGGCCCTGGTCGCCGACAGCGGCATCGACAAGTTCCTGCTGAAGGAGCGCGGGTATAAGGCTGGCGCAAAAGTGCGCGCGGAGCTGAAGCAGCCGCGGGACGTTCGCAAGCACCGCCTGGTCCACCGCATGGGCCAGTTAGTCGCGCGCAATGTGGATGGGTTCCAGGGGATGGATGCGCACTCGGTGATCAAGAAGCTACAGGGAGACGCAGGGGTTTGCTGTAGCTCGGAGTATTTCGACCTGGGCGGGCTGGGGCGCGTGTCGCGCCTCGTGCCGGAGTCGTTGGCGTTCGACGAAATGCCCGAGGAGAGGTTCCTGGAGTTCTGGAGGGGCATCTGCCAGCACCTGATCGAGCACTACTGGACAGGCATGAGCGAAGAGCAGATCGGCGACATGATCAACATGATGCCCGAGGAGGTGGTGTGATGGCGAAGATCGCGTCGAAAGCTGTTCGGGACGCCGCGCGAGACGAGGAGTGCACGGTACGAATCGCCGGCATCTGCAACTACAGGACCGACACGACGGTGTTCGCGCACCTGCCGGACGAGAGCAAGGGCATGGGCACGAAAGCGGACGACCTGAGTGGTTGCTTCGCATGCAGTGCGTGCCATGATGCCCTGGATGGTCGGAGGAAGCACGACCTGAGTGCCGAGGAGGTCGAGTGGTACATGCGTAGGGCTTTGGTCCGGACCTGGCGCCGCCTCTTTGAGAAGAGAGTCATGACGATCAAGGGGGCGGCAGCGTGAGCCAGCATCGATTCCAAGCGCTTGGCCGGCTGAAAACCGGCCAGATGAACAAGACCGAGCAGGCCTACGACCAGCACCTGGCCTACCGAAAGCTCGCAGGGGAGGTCGCCTGGTATCGGTTCGAGGGCATTAAGCTGCGCCTGGCCGATAACACCTTCTACACCCCTGACTTCGCTGTGATGCTCACCGGCGGTGAGTTGGAACTGCACGAGGTGAAGGGGTACTGGACCGACGATGCCCGGGTGAAGACCAAGGTCGCCGCCGACCAGTATCCGCTCCGTATTATCGCGGTGTCGCCGAAGCCCAAAAAGGCTGGTGGCGGTTGGGCAGTGGAGGAGTTCTGATGGCGAAGAAGTCTTCGACTCAAGCTGTGCTCGACGCCGTTCGGGAACTGCACAGCCAGCAGCAGATCGTTACTCGCCAGACCCTGGTCGAACTCACGGGGTTGAAGCCCGGCGTTGTCGATGACCGCCTGTCCGTCCTGGTGGACGACTTGCTGGTGCTGCGCGTCGAGCGCGGAGTGTTCGTACCGGCACCGCAGTTCGATCCGCCCAGGCCTATCACCATTACGCAGATCCCCGGTGGCTGGGCGAAGGTCGAGATCAGCGATGATCACGTCATTACGCTTACGCCAGCGGAGAAGCGGATGCTCGGCGAACTGTTGGCGGGTGCTGCTCAGCAGTTCGCAGCGATCGATATCGGGCATTCGAACCAGATACTGGCCGCGGAACTGGCGATCAAGATACGGAAGCTGGAAAGGGAAGTGGCAGCATTACGCGCAGACAGGACCGATGGCGACGAAGCCCAGCTTTCCCTGTCGATGGACCACATCGCCTGATCCCCCTGTAAGGTTCGACCCATCCCCTCTGGCCCGGACAATTCCGGGTCATGACCCAGAAGCCCAACACCGAACCGAAGAAGGCCCCGGTAGCGAAGAAGCGCGCTACTGGGGCTTCCGCACGTCCCCCAGCCAAGACCGCAGCGAAACGGCCACCGGGTCGCCCGAGCAGGTATACGCCCACTGTCGGCCTGGCTGTCTGTACCGCGCTTGCCGAGGGCATGAGCCTGCGGAAGGTATGCCAGTTACCGGGTATGCCGGCGATGTCCACGTTCCTCCGGTGGCTGGCCGACGAGCAGCATGCAGATTTGCGAGAGCAGTACGCGCGTGCGCGCGAGGCACAGGCCGACACGCTCGCCGAGGAGATCCTGCAGATCGCTGACGACGGCTCGAACGACACATACACGGACGATGAAGGCCGCACGCATGTCGACTACGACCATATCTCCAGGTCGAAGCTGCGCGTAGATGCTCGAAAGTGGTTGGCGTCGAAGATGGCGCCCAAGAAGTATGGCGACCGCATCACCAACGAGCACACTGGCGCGAATGGTGGCGCCATAGAGGTCAAGAGCACAGTCACCTTCGTGCAGCCCAAGCCACGAGGTGACGACGAGTGACCACCTTCGTCGCTGCGCCTCTCAACCTGAACATCACGCTCCCCTTCAAACTGGCGCCACTGTACGAGGCGCGCCGGTACAAGGTCATGCGTGGTGGGCGCGGCGGCGGTAAGTCCCATGGCGTGGCCCAGGTGCTGCTCGACATGGGCGCGCGCAACCCCCTGCGCATCCTCTGCGCGCGGGAAATCCAGAAGTCTATGCGCGACTCGGTTCACCGGCTGCTGCGCGACTACATCGTCAAGCTCGGCCTGACCGAGTTCTACGAGGTGCTGGACACCGAGATTCGTGGACGCAACGGCACGCTGTTCCTGTTCTCCGGACTGCAAGGGCACACCGTCGATTCCATCAAGTCCTTTGAGGGCGTGGACATCGTATGGGTGGAAGAAGCCCAGGGCGTGTGCAAGAAGTCCTGGGATGTGCTGATCCCGACCATCCGCAAGGACGGATCGGAGATATGGCTGACGCTCAACCCGGCGATGGACACCGACGACACCTACGTGCGGTTCTGCGCCGCGCCGGATGACGACGTGTGGCTCTGCGAAATCAACTGGCGCGACAACCCGTGGTTCCCTGATGTCCTCAACCAGGAGCGCCTGCGCGCCAAGCGCTCCATGTCGCAGGAGGACTACGAGCACATATGGGAAGGCAAGCCGCGCACCGTGGCCGAGGGTGCCATCTACCGCCATGAAATCCTGGACCTGATGGAAAGCGGGCGCGTTCGCCCGGTGCCATACGACCCTCTGCTACCCGTCCACACGGTATGGGACTTGGGCTGGAACGACGCCATGACCATCGGCTTTGTCCAGCGCGGGCCGATGGACGTGCGAATCATCGACTACATCGAGGACAGCCATCGCACGCTGGATTGGTACGTGGCGCAGATCGAGAAACGCCCGTATCGCTGGGGCATCGACTACCTGCCGCACGACGGTCGTACCCGCAACTACCAGACCGGCAAGAGCACCGAGGAACAGCTACAGGCGATGGGCCGCAAGGTCCACGTCCTGGCCGCCACCAGCATAGAGGAAGGCATCAAGGCCGTGCGCATGCTGTTCCCGCGCTGCTACTTCGACAAGGACAAGACCGGGCGTCTGGTGGAGTGCCTGAAGCGCTACCGCCGCGCCCTGCACCAGCATACCGGAGAGGCCATGGCTCCCCTGCACGACGAATACAGCCACGGCTCCGACATGTTCCGCTACGTCGGCCAGGCCGTGGAAACCATGCCCAACGAAATGGAACGCACCTACGAGGAAGCGGAAGCGCCTGACTGGCGACTGTGAGGACACGACATGCAGATCACTGAGAATGACCGCCAGTACATGAATGGCCTGCCACCGGCCGGCGATACGCCGCTGACCGTGGACGAGTACGCCGACATCAACTACGAAATCGAGGACCAGCCCGCGTGGCGCGCAGTCGCAGACAAGGAAATGGATTACGCGGACGGGAACCAGCTCGACACCGAACTGCTGCGTCGCCAGCAGGCACTGGGCATCCCGCCCGCGGTAGAAGACCTGATTGGCCCGGCCCTGCTGTCCCTGCAAGGTTACGAGGCCGTCACTCGCACCGACTGGCGCGTGACGCCGAACGGCGACGTTGGTGGCCAGGACGTGGCCGACGCCCTGAACTACCGGCTGAACACGGCAGAGCGCCAGTCTGGTGCCGACCGCGCATGCTCCGAAGCGTTCCGGCCGCAGATCGCGTGCGGTATCGGCTGGGTAGAGGTCAGCCGCGAGTCGGACCCGTTCAAGTTCCCGTACCGTTGTCGGCCTATCCGCCGCGACGAAATCCACTGGGACATGAAGTGCGGTGACGACTGGGAGGCCTGCCGCTTCCTACGCCGGCAGCGCTGGCTGTCACCTGATCGCATTGCCCTGGTGTTCCCGGAGCATGCCGAGCTGATCGGCATGGTAGGTAAGTACGGCAGCACCTGGTGGGGCCAGCCCGATCTCGGAATGATGGAAGGCGGCACATCCACCGGTCTGCACAACGCATGGAACGAGGCGCGGGCCTGGACCGTGCAGGAGGACCGCTGGTACAACCCAAGCAGCAAGGAAATCTGCCTGGTGGAACTCTGGTATCGCCGCTGGGTGCAGGTCCACGTCCTGAAATCGCCCGATGGCCGAGTCGTCGAGTACGACCCGAACAACCTGGCGCACAACATCGCGCTGGCGTCCGGCCGCATTTCACCGAAGAAGGTGACGGTATCCCGCGTGCGCCGCTCCTACTGGCTCGGGCCGCACTGCCTGCACGATGGGCCAAGCCCATACACGCATCGCCACTTCCCCTACGTGCCGTTCTTCGGCTTCCGCGAGGATGCCACCGGAATTCCATACGGGTACGTGCGCGGCATGAAATACGCCCAGGACAGCCTGAATAGCGGTATGTCCAAGCTCCGCTGGGGCATGAGCGTCACTCGAGTGGAGCGTACCAAGGGCGCGGTGGACATGACCGACGCACAACTACGCCGGCAGATCGCACGTCCGGATGCCGACATCGTGCTGAACGCTGAGCACTTCGCAAGCAACAGGGGCGCTCGCTTCGAGGTAAAGCGCGACTACACCCTGACCGACCAGCATTTCCAGATGCTTCAGGACAACCGCGCCACCATCGAGCGCGTAAGCAACATCACGGCCGGTTTCCAGGGGCGCAAAGGCACGGCCACCAGCGGCATCCAGGAACAGCAGCAGATCGAGCAGAGTAACCAGTCCATTGGCCGGATCATGGACAACTTCCGCGCCGGCCGGACCCTGGTGGGCGAGCTGCTGCTGGCAATGATCGTCGAGGACATCGGCCAGGAGCGCACCGAGGTGGTTATCGAAGGCGATGCAGTGACTGCTGATCGTGTCGTGGTGCTCAACGAGCCGCAGCGCGATCCGCAGACCGGCGCCGCCTACCTGTCCAATGATCTGCTGCGCACTCGGATCAAGGTCGCCCTCGAGGACGTTCCCAGCACCAACAGCTACCGCGGCCAGCAGCTCAACGCGATGTCCGAGGCCGTCAAGAGCATGCCGCCGCAGTACCAGGCCGCTGTCCTGCCGTTCTTGGTCAGCCTCATGGACGTGCCATTCAAGCGCGACGTGGTGGAGGCCATCCGGGCCGTTGATCAACAGCAGACCCCGGAGCAGATCCAGCAGCAGATCGACCAGGCCGTGCAGGACGCCCTGGCCAAGGCCGGAAACGACATCAAGCTGCGCGAACTGGAGATCAAGGAGCGCAAGGCGGATAGCGAAATCAGTGGGCTGAACGCCAAGGCAGTGCAGATCGGGGTGCAGGCCGCATTCAGTGCCATGCAGGCCGGCGCCCAGATTGCGCAGATGCCGATGATCGCGCCGATCGCCGACGCCGTGATGCAGAGCGCCGGATACCAGCGCCCGAACCCTGCTGGTGACGACCCGAATTACCCCGTAGCCGACCAGACGGCGGCAATGAACATCAAGTCGCCCTACATCCAAGGGCAGGGGCCGGCAGCGGCAGAAGCTGATGCCGAGGAGGCTCCAGTACGCAGGAACACCAGCCCGACATATCCGCCGGTGCCGGCCGAAGCCCCGACCGGCCAGCGCGGAATAGAGACGCCGAGTACGGCTGACAACCTGCCGCAGCCCTGACACACCTCCGCTACAACTCGCCAACCTGAAACCCTACCGGGCCACCCCCTGTAGGGTTTCGTTCTTCCTGCACCTGTCTCCGACACTGCCGCCCAAGCCAAGGCGTTTCCGAACGCCGGCGAGACGCGGAGTAATCCGCATTGCTGATGACCCTTGCGGCCACGGCGATATGTGGCGGGATAGGCATGAAAAAAGACGAGCTTTTCCAAGAGATAGACGGCGGACGGCCGACACCTGAACAGGCTGCCAGGATGATTGAACTGGCAATGGGCGATACCAGCAATTTCATGCTGGACAGCGACGAGCCCAACGTCGCAGCCGACGCGGGTGACGGCGATGCTGGCGAGGCCAGTGCCGATGCCGCCGATCAGGCAGACAACACCGAACAGAACACCGATGCGCAGCAGGGCGCGGGTGACGCCGGCGCTTCTGCTGGTGGCGACCAACAGGGCAAGACGCCCGACGCCAAAGAGCTAAACGCCGAGAACGCCGTGATCCTGGCCAAGGACGGCAAGCACACCATCGGCTACGAGAAGCTGGTGGAAGCGAGACAGGGAGAACAGCACTGGAAGGCCCAAGCCCAGGCCGCGCAGGCAGAGCTACAACGCCTGCGGGATGAGGCAGCAGCGCGCGCCACGGCAGGCGAGGCCCCGACGTCGCAGGACAACCAACTGGCGGCGGCTCAGGCTGCCATGGATCAGGGGGTTGACCCGGCGATCTTCGGTGACTTCAGCGAGGAAGCGCTGGCCGCGGGCATCCAGAAGCTGATCGACGCGAAGGTGGAAGCGCGCGTGAGCGCACTCGTGGACCAGAAGCTGGCACCGATCCAGAAGAAGGAAGCCGAGAGCGCCGCGAGCGCCCACCTGAATGCGATCTACGAGGCCCACCCGGACGCCGACTCCATTGCGGAGAGCAAGGAGTTCGGGGACTGGGTGGCGTCCCGTCCGGCATATGAGCGCGCGAGCATCGCCAAGGTGCTGGAAGACGGCACCGCGGCCGATGTCATCGAACTGTTCGGTTCGTTCAAGTCCGCCACCGGAAACGCTCAGCAGTCGCAGCAGCAGCCGAACGCGCAAGACGCGAAGGCTGCGGCCCAGGCTGCCATCAACAAAGCCAAGACCGAACCGCCGGCCAGTCTCTCGGATATCCCGGGCGGCAAGCCTCCGGCTGGCAACCGATTCGAGGCCATCGCCGCAATGGATCCGGCATCCATGTCGGACGCCCTGCGCGGCATGAGCCCCGATCAGGTCGAGGCATTCCTGAACCGGAACATGTAAGGGAGCTACCCCATGACCGCAAGCAAAACCACCATGCGTTACGGTGATCCGAACGCGATGATCCAACAGGCCGCCGGCTTGTTCGCGCTCTGCCAGGGCCGCAACTCGACCCTGAACCGCCTGACCGGCAAGATGCCGAGCGGCACCAGCGACGCCGAGAAGAAGACCAAGGGCCAGTCGAGCCTGGAGCTTCCCATCGTCCAGGCCCAGGACCTGGGCCGCAACAAGGGCGACGAGGTGCGTTTCCATTTCGTGCAGCCGGCGAACGCCTTCCCGATCATGGGTAGCGAGTACGCCGAGGGCAAGGGCACTGGCCTGAAGATCGGCAGCGACCAACTGCGCGTCAACCAAGCCCGCTTCCCGGTGGACCTGGGCGATGTAATGTCGCAGATTCGCAACCCCTACGACCTGCGGCGCCTCGGCCGTCCGAAGGCGAAGTGGTTCATGGACGCCTACCTGGACCAGTCCATGCTGGTTCACCTGGCCGGCGCCCGTGGTAACCACTACAACAAGGAGTGGTGCCTCCCGCTGGAGACGCACCCGAAGCTGGCTGACATGCTGGTCAACCGCGTCAAGGCGCCGACCAAGAACCGTCACTTCGTGGCCAGCGCCGATGCCATCACTGGCGTTGCGCCGAATGCGGGGGAGTACAACATCACCACCGCCGACGTGCTGGACGTGGATGTGGTCGACTCCATCGCCACCTACATGGACCAGATCGAGCTGCCGCCGCCGCCCGTGAAGTTCGAGGGCGACGAGGCCGCCGAGGATTCGCCGATCCGCGTCCTGCTGTGCTCGCCGGCCCAGTACAACAGCTTCGCCAAGCAGGAGAAGTTCCGTAGTTGGCAGGCTGCTGCACTGGCGCGCGCGTCGAACGCCAAGCAGCACCCGATCTTCCGCGTCGATGCGGGCCTGTGGTCCAACACCCTCATCATCAAGATGCCGAAGCCGATCCGCTTCTACGCGGGCGACACCATCAAGTATTGCGCCGCATACAACTCGGAAGCTGAGTCGAGCGCCGTGGTGCCGGATAGCTTCGGAAATCAGTACGCGGTGGACCGCGCCCTGCTGCTGGGCGGCCAGGCTCTGGCGCAAGCCTGGGCGGCTTCCGAGCACTCCGGCATGCCGTTCTTCTGGTCCGAGAAGGACATGGACCACGGCGACAAGCTGGAACTGCTGATCGGCGCGATCCTCGGCTGCTCCAAGATTCGTTTCGCCGTCGAGGCGACCAACGGCTTGGAGTACACCGACCACGGCGTGATGGCGATCGACACCGCCGTCAAGATCATCGGCCCCCGCAAGTAAGCGACAAGGGTCGGTGATCCCGGCCCTATCCTTCGTCCAGATTGAAAGGAGGCCCGTTATGGCCCAGTACAAGACCATCCCGCTCGGCGGCCAGTTCGGCGGTTTCACGCCGTATGGCAACCTGACCACCCTGCGTTACCAGCTCGCGACCAACGCGGCCGGCGTTCTGCTCAACAGCAGTGCCGCCGCCGCGCTGGCGGTGGGCGACGTCGTGGCGTTCGAGTTCCCGTTGCCCGCCGGCTTCGTCGCCGAAGACCTGCAACTGGTGATTTCCGACCACTTCGGTGCCGGCGTGACCGCTGACGTGGGCTTTGCCTACGCCGACGGCGTGGACGACGCGACCTATCCGCAGGACGCCGCATATTTCGGCGCTGGCCTGCTGCTGTCGGCCGCTGCGCGCCTGCGCACCAGTTCCAGCAAGGCGCTGTTCGCGCTGCCCAAGGACGCCAACCTGGTTATCACCATCAAAGGCGCTGCCGTCGCGGAGGCGGGCAAGCTCCAGGTGATCGTCCACGGCGAGCGCCTCGGCGCAGTCTAAGCGCCGCCGCCCCACGAAGGGCCGGCCTGTGCTGGCCCTTCTGTCACGCAGGAGTAGGACATTCATGAAACCCATCCTCATCGCCACCATCGCCCACGCGATCAATTCCTCCTACTGCCTCGCCATCGGCGACAAGGTGGCGCCACCGTTCGCCGAGTGCCCGGAAGACATGCAGCGCGGCATCCTGGCCGGCGTGCAACTCCACCTGGACAACCCAGACACCACCCCCGAGCAGTCCCATGAGTCCTGGCTGGCGGACAAGCTGGCCAACGGCTGGGTCCATGGCGAGGTCAAGGACTTCGAGGCGAAGACGCACCCGTGCTGCGTTCCCTACGCCGAGTTGCCCGAGTCGCAGAAGGTCAAGGACTACCTGTTCCGCGCCGTGGTTCATGCACTCAAGGACATCCCGGACGCTGGGAGCCAGGACGCCGACGCGCGCGTGGCTGAGTTGCAAGACCAACTCAACGAGGTGCTAGGCAAGAATGCGGCCCTGGTGGCGCAGATTGCGAGCGACGGCGTGCCCATGCTGGATAACGGCGTGCCCATCAAGTACATCGGCCCGCGGGAAAGCTTCACCGACCGTCTGTATGGCTCGGGGCTGATGTTCACCCAAGGGCAGGTGCGTAGCGTGCCCGGCGACCTGGCGCGTCGATTCCTCAACCATCGCGACCTGTTCGAGCGCTCCACCGGCCCCGCACCGGCCGGCGACGACACCAAGCAGGTGATCGCGCAGGCCCAGCAGGAGCAGAAGGAGCGCGCTCGCAAGGAGGAAGACCTATCGGCCCTGCACCGGGAGGTGGACAACTTCGCCGACTTCACCAGCCTGGCGGCATTCGCCAAGGACCGCTACGGACTGAACCTGGTCAAGCAGCACGGCTTAGCGCGCTCCCGTGATGCCGTCCACGCACGCATCGACCAGTTCGGTGGCGCGGTATGACGCTGGCCGACCTGATCCGCCGAGTTCGCACGGACGCGAATGACATGGTGGAGCCGTATTTCTGGTCGGACCAGGACGTGGCCGACTGGCTCAACGACGCAGTGCGCGAAGCCGCCGTGCGCGGCAGGCTGATCCATGAGAGCCAGGCCGACGCCGTGTGCCGCATCGAGGTGGTCGCCGGAACTGCCATCTACCAGTTGCATGCGTCGCTATACGAACTGTCGCACCTTGGCTTCTACCCGGCCGATATGTCGCGCCCGACCATGCCGGTGCTGAAGTCGGCCGAGGTGCTTGATGCGGAGAGGCCCGGCTGGCGCGCCTGCACCGGCAAGCCGCTGTACGCAATCCAGCACGACACCACGCTGCGCCTGGCTCCGACCCCTGACCGCGCCGGTATCTTGCGTCTTGAAGGCTACCGCACGCCCCTGGCGGACATGACGCTGACCGACAAGGACACCGTGCAGCCGGAGATACACCCCGAACACCACCGGCACCTGGTCCAGTGGGCGCTGCATCGCGGATTCAGCATCCCCGACATGGAATCGTTTGACCCGAGCCGCGCCGCACTGGCCGAGGATGCCTTCACGGCCTACTTCGGCCAGCGGCCCGACTCCGACCTGCGGCGCATCACCCGTGAGGACGTTCCTCACCATGTAGAGGCATTCTGGCCATGAGCAAGAAGATGAGCGTGGACCTGAAGGTCGGAGAGGTACTGCTGATCGATGGTACTGCCATCCGCCTGGAGAAGAAGTCCGGGCAGGTGGCGCGCCTGCAGATCTCGGCCGACGAAGGCACCGTTATTCAAAACCCCGCAGCAGCGCGCAGGAGTGCGCTCCAAGACCTGGAGCACACCCCTGATGGCAAATACCCTCTATGACTATGCCCGCCAGCGCTTCCTGGAAGGTCAGTTCAACTGGATGACCGACACGATCAAGGTGATCCTGGTCGATACCGGCGCCTACACGCCGCAGACTGCGATCCACCAGTACCTGTCGGATATCCCGTCGTCGTCCCGGATCGCTGGCCCGGTCACTCTCACCGCGAAGACCACCACCGGCGGCGCTGCTGACGGTGCGGATGTGACGTTCACCAGTGTGTCCGGCGCGAGCATCGAGGCAATCATCATCTACAAGGACACCGGTACCGAGTCCACCAGCCCGCTGATTGCATTCATCGACACGGCTACCGGCTTGCCGATCACCCCCAACGGCGGCGACATCATCGTCACGTGGGACAACGGCACGAACAAGATTTTCAAAGTCTGATCAACCACGCGCAGGAGTGCAGAAGATGCTCAAACGCAAGAATACCGACACCACCACGCTTGAGATTGAACAGCTCCGCATCGAACTTGCTCGCTCTAAGGCTCGTGAGCAGGGTCTGCTGATCGAACGGGAGATGTGGGTGGAGCAGGGGCGCCAGCTCCAGAACCAGGTCCAGACCTGGCAGCGTATGTACGCCAGCCTGTTCGACCAGCTCGGCCGCGGCGTGGTGACGGACAAGGACATCCAGGACAACCTGGCGCTCGCCGCCGAGGCCATGCGTCAGCCTATCACCGCCGTGGAAGCCGTTCGCGCCGCCTTCGCCATGTGCCAGGAGGGGACGCAAGGCCGGTACACCAGGGTCGGGCGCGGCAATAAGCCGCGCCGGGTAGCTAAGGAGGACAGCGATGACTGGCACAACTGAGCAGGCCGTGAAGCCACCGACTCAGGGCATCGGCGCGCAAGGTATCGAGCCCAAGCCGATCGAACTGACGCCGGCTCAAGACCTACATGTCAACTGGCAGGCCATCGGCGCGCTCCCGCCCTTCCAGATGTTCGTTCAGGAGCAGGCGCCGTGCCCTCCCGACCGCTCCCAGCAGCAGTGGGCTATCGACTACGGCGTACGCTACGGCGCCCAACTCGGAGACAAGATACTGCTGGAGTGCTATGCCCAGTGGCACCAGGCTAAAGGCTACTGGCCCGGTGAAACCATCTTCGGCGAGTTGCTGCCCAAGCAAGGACAGCCGGCATGACCAAGGTGGCATTCAACACTCCAGCCTTGACCAGTAGCACCGTAGCGCTGCCTGACTTCAAGCGCGTGTGCCAAGAACTGCATGACCAGCTCCTGACTGCTGGAATGGTCGCGGCATCGGATTCCGGGCAACTGGACTTCGACAGCATGACCACTCTGACGACGAGCACATCCTATGGCTTTCGCATCTACCAGCTTGATGACGGAATCTCGTTGCCCGTCTTCTTGAAAATCAGGTTCACGTCGAGCAGTTCTTTTGCCTCTTCCAATCGGATCCCTTGGTCGTTCTATCTCTCCCTGGGCATCGGCACGGATGGCGCCGGCAACCTGGTGAATGGTTCGCCGGAATACCTCGTCGGATGCTCGACCGCTTCCTACTTGTCACATCGGGGAACTGCGATCGGGCAGAACCTGCAGTCCTTCATTTGTGTGCTGCCGGGCTTTCTCGGCGTGTCGTTCAAGCAACTCTGCGTTGAGCCTTCCGCCAACTACGGCCCATCTACCGCCATTGCAGATGCGCCAGGGTTGATGGAGTTCTTTGTCTGCCGCGACTGCAACGATGCCGGCGAGCCGACCGCCGATGGCGTCACTCTGGTGGTTATCGCCAGAGGTGGTCGGACTGGATCTAGCTTTGGGGAGGCCCCTTACTGCGTTCACATCAATGCCGCCGGCGTCATAGTCGTAAACGACCGATCTGCCTTGGCGCTCGGCGCGGCGCAGATCAGCACCGTTGATGGCAAGGTGCCTCTCTACAACATCTACACTATGACGCCCAGGCCGAAACGGCTTTCGCAAATTCTGTGCGCTGCGCGAGCCATTGGTGCATCCGGCAACGACGACACGATGGCGGCAGCAGTTGGCACCGTAGAACGCAACTTCCTGGTGATGAACCCTGTATGGCCGGCTGACGTGTACACGGGAAACAGTAGCCGAGCATGTATTGCCATGCTGTGGGAGTGATAACGAATGGCACTTTATGAGGTGGTCGCGCCGCACAGCATGTTCGTTCAGCCGCCGGGAAATCCTGTCACGCTGACCAGAGGGCGCGACCTGCCACCGGGCGGCAATGGCTACCTGGCCGGTGAGTTTCCGAGCGGTATCACCACTGTCGGCGGCGCTCCAGTGGCTGCAACGGTTCGAGTCTTGTATCGCTCCGCGGGCGGTGCGCTCGGTGATGGCGTACTGGTTGCCGAAGTGCAGTCGGTGGCCGATGGTACCTGGCGGGTGGACGGGCTGAACCCTTCGCTGCGCTATGACGTGGTGGGACGAAAGAGCGGCTTCAACGACACCATCATGGCGAACGTCGCCCCGGCAGTGGAGTAGGTAGTGCATGACGACGGTAGTTGACCTGGATGCAAGCAAGTTCATCGCGGTCAGCATGGAGGCGACCGCCAGGACCCTTGACGAACTACAGGCCGAATGGGTGTCCGGTTTTGAGGGGACTACGACGGGATATCCTGCCGCGTCCGGAGACGATGGCGCCACGCTTATCAACGTACCGCCCATCTGGCCCAATGGTGCGACGCAAGCCGTCTACTCCTGGGAATGCGGCGTCGAACTGGTGCCGTACCCGTTCGGCGGAACCCCCGCTTTCTATTCGGCCGGGATTCCTGGAGTCAGCCGCTACTACTCCATGAACGTCGGCCTGCGCGTGGCGATCATCTACCACCCGACCGGGGTTGACTCTGGTCTGACATCGTTCGTTGGTAGCTATGACGCTGGTTTGTCGGTGTTCCGCGCGAAACACAACCGAACCGGCGAGAACGTCGAGGTCGTGGCGCGCCTTGTGCGTGGTAGGCAACTCGAAATAGCCATTAAAAACAGCGTGCAGGCAGCGGGCTTGCCAATCAAGGTCGCCGTCCTGAATGGAACCACGGTGGCTTCGGTCGTGGACATAGCGAGTATTGCGCTGGGCGCGGTGGGGTTGGTGACGTGCTCGATCTATGGTGGCACGGTATCAGGAACCGTGGTGGACCAGGCCGGCGAGCCGGCGACGCGCATAGTCCGGGCGCATGAACGCAGTTCCGGCGCCGTACTGGGCGAGACGCGTAGCAATGCGTCCGGTCAGTATGAGCTTCCCGTGATCGCCAAGGTTGGAACGACGATGTACTTGATTGCCCTGGACGACGAAACACCGCCTCTAATTAACGCCGTCGTCGCAGATCGCATCGTGCTGGAGTAGGTGCATGAGCCAGGTCGTTGACCTGCGGTTTGATACGGTCCCCAGCGGCTATACGCCGGACAGCAGCCGACAGGTAGACCTTGGTGGAGGCCCGCCAGGCGGCTTGCCCGTCGGCACGATTGGCGTATGGGGCGTCCGCCCGCCACTTCTTCCGCGTGACTTGACGCTGAAGCGGATGCTGCTACCTGATCCGCAGGTAGTGCTGGACTTGGATTTCTCGACGGTAGATCGCGGCTACACCGTCCCGCCATCCAGCAACGTCCCGCTGCTGTTCTTCAAGCCATACCACCCGCCCGTTGGGAACCAGGTCGGGCTGGAGTTCGGCACGCCATATACGCCTCCTGCCGGCAACCAGGTCGGGCTGGAGTTCGAGCATGGCGAAGACCATCCGATCGAGTCGCAATGGTTGTTCCCTGGCGGCATCAGCGATGGAGAGGTGACGCTCCCGGAGGTCCGCCTCCAGTTCCGCCATGTGCAGGCGCAGGGAGCGGTGCATCAGGCGTTCGGCCAGTCAACGGTATGGAACTTCACTTCCCGCTTGTCACCAAAGGGCGTGTCGCCTGGCGCGGTGGGTGGGCATGCCATCCAGAATAAGCACCGGACAGTTCAGTCGACCGGATTTGTCGCCTACCAAAGCGGGCAGGCGAACATCATCAACCGAAACCGCTATGTGGCGGCCGGCAACATTGCGCCGCCGGCATGGGGCGCAAGTCCCACGATTTGGCTGTACACCCGCTACCTGAAGCCTGGCGGCCTGCTGGCGACCGCGATATCGGATGCCCACCGCATCAGCCATGAACGCCAGTTCGTGCAACTCAACGCTGGCGTTCCAGCGCCAGGCATGGGGACGGCATGGGTCAGTCAGGGAACGCGCGTTCTGGAGCCTATTGGCGCGTTCCTGGATGCCGTGGCCAGGCCTATGGTCGGCGGCACGCGCTTCTTGGAGCCGCCAGGCTGGGATTCCTCGGCGTTCGGCACGCGGATCATTCCCGAGTCGCAGACGGTCGCGCCTCAAGGCTTCGCCGAGTTGTGGGGGCAGCAGGCTATCAACAACTGGCTCACCTTTGCCGAGCCGGCCGGATTCCAGAGTACCGTGCAGGAGGAATACCGCTGGGGCCGCGCGGACGTGTGGAACCTGCGCCAGTACGTGGTCCAGGAGTACGACCCCGACAGCGAGTTGAACCCGCCACCCTGGTCGCAGTGGACGCTGGTGGAGAACCGAAACCGTCAAGTGGGCACCATCGGCATGCCTTCGCCGCCGGCCGGCTTCCCGCAGATCGACAACAACGCCAGGCCGATCCTGCCGGGTGGCGTGGCGGCGCCGCAGATCACCAACGCAGCCATGATTGCCTACGGCCGCCGTTACCTGCCTCTGGAAGGCATCGAACCACCGCCGATCCTGAATTGGCATGCCATCTACAACGGCGCGCGGGTGTTGGTGCCGACTGGGAATACGCAAAGCGCTTTCGGTGTTGCGAGAGTGGAGAACACGCGGCGCTACTTCGACCGCATCGGCGGCTTCGACTCGGCGGATATCGGCATCGCGTTCATCGATTTTGCCATTCGCGGCATCAGCATCGAGCCGCGCTACAGCATTGAGCCGCCGGATATCAAGTTGCCCGAGGTCAAGCTGTACACGCGCTACGTCGATCCGGCGAGCAACGACATGCTGAACATGGGCCTGGTGGCCCTGTCGATCCACTTCAACGCCATAGGGCCGAAGTGGGCGCACAAAGACCTGTTCGGCGATCCGCGCATCCACAACGTGACGCCGGAGGTCGCGACCTTCGGGGCGAACGCCGAGGAGTTCGGTTCGGCCTTCGTGCGCCTGCAATGGCGTCCGGTGGCGCCGGACGGCAACAACATGCAGTTGTTCGGCCAGGCAAAGATCGCGGACCGCAAGCAGACCATCGCGGCTCCAGGCACCAACCTGCTCAGGATGGGCGACAAGCTAGTGGTGACCAAGACCGGCGCACCGCCGTACTCGCCGCAGAACATCGTGGTGGATCGGGCGGTCAACACCGGCGCGGTGCTCGGAAAGCCCGGGCTGAATCAATACGTGCTGTACGCGGTAGGTATCCGGGCGGCGGAAGTTGGGGAGCCAACGGTGCGCATCATGGGCGTGAACATCGACGCTGGCATCAAGGTGGACGGCTACGGCATGCCAGCCGTGAGCTTGAAGCTGCGCAAGCTGACGGTGGACGAGTGGCCCGATGCTGAAGTGTTCCAGCCATCCAAGCCGCGCATCACGCCGCACACCATCTGGGCGGTGAAGGAGGCACCCGAGCAGGCTAAGCAGAACCATCCAGCCGGTAACCTGCACTATGTAGGGGAAACGCTGGTTTATCCTCCGGGCGAGCGGTTCGGCTCGGCGCGCATCAGCACCTACTTGGGCATCCTCAAGCCATTCCCGCTGGGCGACGTGTCGAAGGTGGGTGAGCACGCGATCTACCTGAAACGTCGCTACCTAGAGCCGCGGGGGCTGCAGGCGTATCGCATGGGGTGGGCGATCGTGGGTGATGGCACCCAGTTCGTGACGCAGTTCGCCGGTGCTGATTCGATGTCACTGGGGGCGCCTGCTGTAGCCCGTGGCCCCTACTACGGCCCGCAAACGGTTCGGCCTGCTGGTCTGCTGGCCCCTGGCCCAGGTGGGGCGACATGGGTATCGCTGCTGGATCGTCGACTCCAGATGACCGGACTCTCGTCGCTGGCTATGGGGTATTCGCGTGGAGAGGGTCCGTACCAGTGGCAGTCGCTGCATGTTGGGCCGCCGATGCCGACCATTCCAAGCGGTACCGACACATCAGCATTCGGCACAGCCTGGGTTTCGCTGCGGGTACGAGGGGTTGAGCCGGACGGCTGGGAGTCGTTCATCTGCGAATACGACCCGTCGCATTTCGCGGATCGCATGCGAGTGCGCAACGTCTTCATTCCACCGGGTCCAAATGCCCAGTCTGTGGCACCTGTAGGGTTGGACTCAGTGGATGTGGGCGTGCCCAATGTGCAGCCAGGTGTCCACTACATCCGCCCTGACGGCAACGCGGATCAGTACCGCAAAGGAGCCTTCTGATGGCCACGACTTCCCTGATGCCGCTGGCCGGCATCAATAACGTCGCCGAAGATGCCGCGCTGCAACGCGGCGGCGAGAGCCCGAGGCTCTACGTGCGTGAGGCGGTGAACATAGACCTGTCGCCGGCCGGCAAGGCGCAACTGCGGGCCTCTGCGCGCCAGGTCACGGACCAGCCGTTCCGCCAACTCTGGCAAAGCCCACTGCACGGCGACGCCTTCGGCGCCCTGGGCGACCAGTGGGGAAAGGTCGATCCGCATTCATGGACGTTCGAGCCGCTCGCACAGATCGGCGAAGGGGACCTGTCCCACGAGGTGCTGAACAATCGGGTGTGCGTCGCCGGAACGGCGGGCATCTTCACCTACGATGGCGCGAAGGCCGAGCGCCTGACGCTGGACACCCCGGCGCCGCCGCTGCTGGTGGCAGGCGCCGGATCGTTGAGTCAAGGCACCTACGGCGCGGCTGTGGCGTGGCTGCGCGGCCCCCAGGAGTCGGCGCCGTCGCTGATCGCCTTCGCGGACGTGACCGATGCCGGCGCGCTGGAAGTCACCTTTCCGCTGTGCCTGGATGCCAGCGTTACCGGCGCGCGCCTCTACCTGACGCGAGCGAATGGCGGCGAGCTGCTGTTGGCCGGCGACTACCCGCTGGGCGCGGCCACGCTCATCCTGCCGACGCTACCGGAGCTGGGTCGACCGGCGCAGTTCCGCCACCTGTCGCCCATGCCCACCGGCAAGTACCTGGCGTACTGGCGCGGGCGCCTGCTGACCGCGCGCGCTAACGTGCTGCGATTCTCCGAAGCGCTGACGTACCACCTGCATGATGAGCGTTACGGGTTCGTGCAGATGCCCCAGCGCATTACCTTCCTGCAGCCGGTGGACGGCGGGATCTGGGTGGGGCAGGTTGATCACGTCGCCTTTCTCGATGGTATCGACCCGGCAAGCCTGAGCGTGTCGCGCCGTGCATCGCGGGCTCCGGTGCCTGGTAGTGCGATCCTGGTCCCCGCCGAGGCGGTAGGCACCAACGCATCACCGGATGGCTCGCCGGTTGCCGTGTGGCTGGCGGAGAACGGCTACGTCATGGGCACCAGCAGTGGCGCCATCGCCGAAGTTCATGCAGGCGTGCTCACCGGTATCACCGGCCGTGCCGGTACCTCTGTAGTGTTCGACCGCCGTCTGCTGACGGCTGTAAGCTGAATCACCCCGAATATCGGGCCTTCAATCGCTGCGCAGGAGTGCGGCATGGGACTTCGGAGAGAACCCTATGCAACGCATTAGCAGCGCTCTGCGCAAAGAACTGGCCGCCGACCTGGCCACTGGTAGCTTCGACATCACCGAAAACGGCATTGCCTTCCCGCGGCTCAGCGTACTGGCCGGTGGCGAATACTTCGGCCGCATCAACAGCGGCGAGTGGGAGAAGGAGGGCGACAACCTGATCCCCACCGAGGGCCTGGCGCACATCCTCAACATCGCGCTGGGCAGCAAGCCCAAGGTGTCGTATTTCCTGGCCCTGTTCGCTGGGACGGCAGCACCTGCTGCCAACTGGACCGCCGCCAACTTCGCCGCGGTGGCCTCGGAGATCACCAGCATGACCGAGGGTTACACCAGCGCTACCCGCCCAGCCTGGACGCCGACCGATACCGCTACCGGTTCCATCGACAACATGAACGCGGTCGCGACCGTAACCATCGCCACGGCGTCGCAACTCAACGTCAACGGCGCCGCGTTGCTGACCAACAGCACCAAGGGTGGCACCACGGGTGCGCTGGTATCGGCCTCGAAGTACGCGGCGACTCGTGTGTTCCAGAACGGCGACACCTACGATATCGGCTACCGGCTGAACCTGACTGTCTAAGCCGATGTATTCGCCGCGCCCCTACGGACGTTTCGCGGAAGACGCGGAACTCTCCGCCGCCGATGCCGCCGCTGTCGAGCGGCTGGCCAGGAACCTGACGAACTTCAAGCAGGCGTCTGACCTCGCCAACCTGAAGCGCGTTGCGGACCTGCCCAGCGGCCGGCAGGCGGTGGCCATCGACATGGGCGGGGTTTTTCGCATCCTGGTGCTCGAACAGCATGAGCTTCCGCAATTCCGTTTCGACGGCGTGGCACAGACCAACATCCCCATGCTGTTCTCCGGCGTCATCACCCGCGCCCAGGTGCTGACCGACGGGCAGGGCGTTGGCATCAGGTTGACCGAGCAGACCCGGCGCCGGCTGGTGGCCTACGACCCGAAAGCGGCGCTTCCGCCGAAGGATGTGGCGTTGCAACGCTTCGTCATCAAGTACGAACCGCGCTTCCAATACTTTGAGCCGCCCCAGCAGGGCATCTACACCTTCACGCAGTACGTCAAGCAACGCCCGACTTGGTACAGCGGGGCCATGGCTGAAGTCATGCAGGTGGCTGGCGGCTATGGGCGGCAGCGCCTGGAGGATCTTCCGGAGAACGATGTGGAGCGTGTCCGCATGCTGGTGCCAGAGCGCTACATGGCACTGGTGCGCGAGCAGCTTGGAAATGTGCGTTTGCCCGGCTACAGCGGCTTCCCTGACGAAGCGGGTCAGTTCAAATGCGAGTATGTGGCGTTTCGTTGCCATGGTGTGGCCTTCGACTCAAGTAACAGCCCATGGCTGCTACAGATCGATGGCCAGGGCGTCTACGCTATGCCGCTGCCGGTAGTACCGGCGACCACAACCGATGCGTTCCGTCGATATGTGGAGGAGGTCGGCGACGATGAGATCCTGCGACTGTTGGATCGCTTCGGCGGGATGCCGTCGGGGGAAGGTTTCCCACCCACTGGCAGCGAGTTCGAGGCATGGCGTCGCGCGGGCGTCATCATCAAAGTCTGCGATGCTGCTGACTTCTACAGCTTTAATCCGATGTATACGGCCTGCGGCTGGGCGATGAACAGCCGAGGTACGGAAGGTTTCAACACCTGTTGGGGTTATGACGACACCGGCCTAATGCGGGTCCACGCGTACAAGATGCGCTTGTCGCTGGCACCAGCGAAGAACCAGGGGCGCATCGAGAACGAATGGCAGTTCGATGACGAGGAGCAGCGCGCCAAGCTCAATGCCTACCTTTCGAAGGTTTACAGCGCGCTATCCGCTGGCGGCGCGCGTGAGTTGGCCATCATGTACAAAGTCAGGCGCGTTCCGGTTGGGCAAATCTTGGCGCGTGCCGCGACGGAATCTGGCAGTGACCTCGAGTATTGGGAGAATTTAGAACTTCCCCCCATCGCACAGCATCAGGGGCACATTAGTCGCGTGGCCAGTGGACCGTTCTACTGGCCGTCCAAGGTCTTGAAGTCTTGCACCCGCCTGAAGTTCCCCGAACTGACGGGGCAGGGGTGCGAGTCCTTCCCGCACATCTCGCCCGACTATTCCGGCGGCGCAGTGAAGTGCGACACCATAGTCTTCGGCTGCTATGTCGAGGACCAGTTGCGTGTCATCAAGTATTTCTACGACGAACGCAAGTTCCAGCAGGAAACGACAAGCACGTTCGAGCAGTACATGATCGTCGGCCAGTGGGAGAAGACCGAAACCTTTGGTCTTAGCGGGCTGATGGGGTTCTTCTACACGACCGACTTCGACGATCGGCAGGAGCAGCCGGCGGTAACGGTCCATACCAACATCGTCGGCACCGACATGGGCTATGGCAACCCGGCTTACTCCACGCCGCCAACACTCTGGTGCGTCGGCGGCGTGAGCCGATCCAGGTACTACATGCACCGTACCACGGTAGACACTACCGAGACGTTCACCCTGGACGTGGCGGCGCTGGTGCCGGTGTTCGAGCGCGATTGCATGCTCTATGCCTACCAGGATCATACCGGGGGGCGCAGTTCCCACGAGGAAACCACACAGGGCGCCGTGCCCGACCCCACGTCCTACCAACTCTGGTGTTACGACGACATTTGGCACTGGATGGGGCAAACGCGGAACGGGAACCGGGGCGACCCGCCATCCAAGGATGGGGTGCCGGTCTATGTCGACACGCTGGTCTACAGCCCCACCGAAATCAGCGACTTCGCCGAAAGCGGCAACTGGCTGAACTTACCACCTGGTGGCTTCCTGGACGTCACCGGCATATGCGGACCGTACACCTACCGCAATTCCGTGCATAACGCCAACGGCGTCATCATCGGCGGCGAGGCGCCAGGTTTCGATCCGTACCGTAAGGACACCCAGTACCCCAACGAGAGTAGCGGGCGCCTGAGTGTTTGCCTGTCCGTGGCCGGCGCGACAGTCGTCAACCGAGAAATTCCGCACTCCTGGTACTGGGGGTTCTCGCCGGAAGATGACTTCTACTTCTACCAGGACGCGGTTCATATCACGTTCGGCGAGTCCCGCTACGCCAGCATATACGAACCCGGGCAGGACGGCCTTCGTCGCCGCTGGGGAACTACCAGACTGGCGGACCATAAGACGGCCCATCATTTCATAGGGGTAATCAATGAGTGACTACCGCGACGACTCCAACGACACAGCGGTGATCAGCGACAAGACCTGGCTGGGGCTGACCGCCATCAGCGAAGGGACTGCCCGCGTCAGCGAGACGGTGCTCTACGGCCTGCTAGTGCTGCACACCGACAGCGCCGCGGTGTCGGACGAAACCATGGATCGACCGGCACACCTACTGGTCGACCAGGCAGTAATCAGCGATGCGGCCGGCGACCAACTCCATGGCAGGGTGCTGGTGGTCGAGACGGTCACGGCGGCAGATCGGGTTACCGGCACCCTGCGCGTCCTGCACACTGATGGCGCCACAGCGTCGGATGCGGTGCTGGAGCACGTGCGTAGCCTGGCGGTGGATGGCGCGACGGTAGCGGACGAGGTGCTAGGTACCCGCCATGCGTTCACTTTGGTACTGGATACCGCGCGCATGAGCGACAGCACCGGTCAGTCCGCCAGCGTGCTGGTGGAGGACGTTGCCACCGCGAGCGACCAGGCAAGCGGAACGCTGCATGGTCGTGTTCTGCTGGTGGACGGGGCCTCCCTTACCGATGAGGTGATGGATGCGCACCAGGCGGTGCAGGCGCTGCTGGTGGACGGAGCGAGCATTGCCGCGTTGGTGCTGGACCATCTGGCGGCGCGCGACCTGGTATCGGATGCCGTGGTGATCGAGGACATCACCGTGGGGGGCGACCAGGACGGCGGCCAGGCTTGGACCGCAAACGTCGATAGTTGGGCGATGAGCCGCTACGCGCCGTATACCTTCCGGTCGCTTGCTGTGATCGACGGTCGGCTGTACGGCATCGCCGAAGACGGCGTTTATGCGCTGGACGGTGACAGCCAGCCGGTGGCCGGCAGAATCGCGACCGGGAAACTGGACATCGGCCAGGGCGCGCTGGTGCATCCGCATAGCGCCTATCTGGAGTATGCACTGGATGCTGATGGCACGGTGGCCATGGACGTGACCACCACGCAAAGCGGCAGCGCAGCGACCTACAGCTACCCGCTGGAGAGCGAGCCTGCAGACGAGTTGACCAATGGGCGCTTCAAGTTCGGCCGGGGCCTGCGCGGCAGGCACTTCACGTTCACGCTTCGCCTGACCGGCCGGCACGGCTATATCAATGACCTGAGCGTCGAATCGGCGCCGACCAACAGGAGAGTGTGATGGGTATCGCACCGGACAGCATCCTTGGCGTGGCGGTGGAAACCGTCACCGACAAAATCAACGACCTGGACACGCTGGCGCGCAACTACAGCGCGCAACTCAGCGAAGCTCTGGCGGCCATCGGCAACATTACGGTAGCGGATGTGCCGGCACCGACGCGGCCGGATGCGCCTATCGCGTCGCCGCCGCCCGTCAACCTGGGCGAGCAGCCGACCTATAACCCGTCGCCGCTGGTCAAGCCGGAAGCCCCTGGGGGCCTGAATATCGACGACCTGCTGGCCGACCTGGATGTGGGCGACATGGACGACCTACCCGACGCGCCGACAATGATTCCGATCAACATCCCGGACGCGCCGAGCATGACGGCCATCCCGGTGCCGGAACGCCCGGACATCGACACCACGGTGGAGATTCCCGATGCGCCGCAGATCGCCATGCCGGACATGGAAGCGCTGGAACAGATCCGACTGCCGGAATTCGTGTTCCCCGAGTTGCCTACGTTCGACGCCACGCCGCCGGACGCGAGCGGGATCACGGTGCCCAACGTCTTCATCAACTGGCTGGAGCCGGAGTACCAGTCCGAGGTGCTGGACGAGTTGCAAGCGAAGATCAAGGAACTGATGGCGGGCGGCACAGGACTGCCGGCGCCCATCGAGCAGGCGCTGTTCGCCCGTGCCCGCGAACGCGACAGTGGCGAAACCACCCGCGCGGTGCAGGAGGCGGTCGATACTTGGGCCGCCCGCAATTTCTCCATGCCGCCGGGGATGCTCGCCAGGCAGGTAGATGTGGTGCGCGAGCAAGGCCGGCTGAAGGCGGCCGAACTGAACCGCGACATCCTGGTGCAAGCGGCCACCTGGGAAATCGAGAACCTGCGCTTCGCCGTGCAGCAGGGCCTGGCCCTCGAGCAGTTGACCGAGAACATGCACCAGAACATGGCGCAGCGCCTGTTCGAGGTCGCCCGCTTCCACGCGGAAAGCCAGATCAACGTGTTCAACGCGCAGATCAGCCTGTTCAACGCGCAGAACGCGGCCTTCGAGACGCTGGCGCAGGTCTACCGCACCAAGCTGGATGCGGCTATCTCCAAGCTGACTGCCTACAAGACCGCCGTGGAGGGCCAGGTGGCGCTGGGGCAGATCAACCAGCAGCGCGTCGAGGTGTTCAAGGCCAAGCTGGACGCCGTACAGTCGAGCGTCGAGGTCTACAAGGCGCTGATGCAGGGGGCATCCGTGCGCGCCGAGACGATCAAGAACCAGTTCGACGCCTACCGCGCAGACGTGCAGGCGTATGCCGAGCAGATCGGCGCCGAGAAGGTCAAGTTCGACGCCTACGAGGCCCGCGTCAAGGGCGAGTCGGCCAAGGCGGACGTGCTCGATGCGCAGGCCCGCGCCTACGCTTCGACCATTCAGGGGTTGGCGAACAAGGCCGATGTCAAGGTCAAGGGCGCGCAGATCAAGATGGAGGCGGCGCGCACCAAGGTGTCGAAGTTCTTGGCGGACGTGGACGCCTACAAGGCCACCCTGCAGGCCAACCTGAGCGAGGTGCAGTACAACACGTCGGTGTTCCAGGCCCAGGTAGAAGCCTGGCGCGCAGCGGCCAGCGCCAACGTGGCCGACGCCGAAATGCAATCTCGCTTTGCCGACATGAACAGCCGGACCAACATCGCTTACGCCGAAATGCAGATCAGCGAGTACACCGCGAAGATGCAGAACGCCGTACAGCAGGCGCAGATCGCTCTGGAGGCGGCGAAGGCCCTGGGGCAGTACACCGCTCAGCTAGCGGCCGGCGCTCTGTCAGCGGCGCACGTGTCGGCTAGTATCAGTGGCTCCGGCAGCGCGAGCAGTTCGGAAAGCAAGAGCGAAAGCACTTCCACCAGCTACAACTACAACTACTGACGCCCCCCGTAGGGTTCGTCCCGATGCGGCCTGGCACTGGATCATGCTCCGGTATCAGGCCGTTTCTATTAGGGGCTACCCATGTTCGGATTCAAGAAAGGCGCGAAATCCAAAGTTCAGCAGTTGGCTGAAGGTGGGCGCGTGACTGGCCCGGGGACCGGAACCTCCGACGACATCAAAGCAGAAGTTCCGGCGGGCTCCTACATCATGCCGGCTGATTCCACGGAAGCGATCGGCGAGGAAGCACTTGGGGGGCTCGGGGCGCCGGTAGCGGTTAACTTGAGCGACGGCGAGTTTCAACTGCCTCCGGAACAAGTTCATGCCGTTGGCGTGAAGGCTCTGGATGCAATGAAGGATGCCACGCACACCCCAGCGGATCGGAGTTCCGATGGCTTCAAACCGGAAAAGAGCGCCCCCGGCAAGCCGGAGATGTTTTTTGCCGACGGTGGCGTAGTGGAAGAGCGACGGAAGCGGCCGCAGCAGGTCATCAGCGGCTACAGCTCAAACCCTACCATGGCGAAGGCCCAGGCCAACATCGATGCCGAGCAGCAGGCTCTCGCTGTGCACCGTCAGCGCACTGCTGATGCTGCAAAGCTCCAGCCAGGTGTTGCGCCGGGATACAGCGACAATCTCTATACCGCCAACGCCCAGGCACGTTCGGACGCGGCACGGCAGCAACAGGCCATTGCACAGGCCGGACCACTGCCCGATATACCGTCGACACAAGGTTTCGCGCCATCGCGACAAGGTAATGACCCAGCCAGAGCGGCAAGGATGCAGGCTCAGTTTGATCAACCGGTAACGGGCCCTGATCGATCTAAAGCTGCTGGTTTCACTCCGCAGTACCGTACTGAAGGGCCAGGCTGGCGAACCGACTCGGTTCTCCGCGGGACGGGTGACGACGTAGCGCAGCAGTGGGCATCGGGTGAGTATGCCCGAGGCTTTGGGACTGGCGTGCGTGGGGCGCTTGCGGCGGTTCCGGCAGCATTCGCTGATGCTGGAGAGGATGTCGGTCGATTGGCTGAACCGGTGGTCAACTTCGGTAAAGGGCTATTCGGATGGGATGACACTCCGCCGGCGCTTCGTGGTCAGCAAGCGGCCCAGGGTGCAGCAGGTCCAAGTTCCAGTGCTGTGCCCGGGCGAGGCCAGGTGTTGCCGGCTGCTGGTTCGCCTACCGGAGCGTTGGAGTCGGCGGCGAATACTGGAGCCGCTATGCCAGGCGCCGGTGGCTCGGACCTGCCCAACAACGTGACGCGGGAGGGCAACAGCTTCTCCGGCACAACAATCCGCCCGGGCTACACCGTTAACGGGGAAGCTCAAGCTGCCGGGTTCACCCCAGGTGGTCAGCGGAGTGCTCAAAACCAGCGCGCAGTGGAGAACCTGCTGGCCCGAACGCCTGATGTGGGTATGGGGTTCAGTCCGAGTACTGTTTCTCAGGTACCGCCGATGACCCCGGACGCGCTGGCTCAGTACAACGCCGGTAACTCCAGCGCGCCTCGAGTAACCGTGGTTCCCGATAGCTCTCGGGCCGATAGCGTTCGCCAGGCCGCCTTGAATGCAGCCTCAACACCTTATCGCGGTTCGCCGAACGGGCAGTTAACTGCCCGCCAGATCGACAACCTGTTCGGGCTCCAGCAGAGCGATGACCGCAATGCTACGTCCTTGGCGAGCACTCGGGCGAATAACGACACGGCCTTGGCGCGAGAGCAGGTGCAGCAGCAGGGCGCCAATCAGCGCGCTGCTCTACAGGAAATGGGGCAGGGCGCGCGCTTCCTCGCCTCCAACGAACTCGATCGCCAACGCCTGGCTGGTGAGCAAGAGGCCAGGGGTTTCCAAACCCGCGCCGCCCAGCGCATCGAGAAGCTGTACGAGCAGTACGACAAGGCTGCTCCCGAAGACCGCGCCGCGATCGCCGAACAGATTCGTGTGCTTGCTGGTAAGGACGCTCCGAATCGCTTCACCGTGGTACCTGGCGGCCAGGAGTACGACCCGCAGTCCATGCAACTTCTGACGCGCCCTGCACGAGTACTCAACAACCAGACCGGACAATTTATCGACCAGCAAACGCAGTCGGCGCAACCCGTCGCTCCGCGAACTGGTGAGGTGCGAAGTGGATACCGGTTCAAGGGAGGGAACCCTGCCGACCAGAATAATTGGGAGAAGGTGTAATGGCCGATACCAGCAAGCCATGGGAAGAGTTCGCGTCTCAACAGCCAGTAACTGGTGGCGAGAAGCCGTGGGAGGAGTTCGGTGGCGAGACGAAGGAGGAGGGAAGAGGCCTGATCGGGCATGCGCGCGACCTTGGCCTATCCGTGGCCAAGGGGGTGATTGGGGTTCCGGAAGCGGCTGTTGGCCTCGCTGATATCCCAACAGAGGGCCGCGTAGGTAAGTTCCTCGAGAACCAGGACGGCATGCTCGGCTTCCGGCCCCGGGAGGCGAAGGATTTCCTGAGTGATCTGCACACCGATCAGTACAAACAGCAACAGCAGGACTTTCAGGATGCTGATGGCGTCGTAGACAAGACGCTGCATGCTGTACAGAACCCGTCGATGGTCGTGAACACCGTAGCGGAGTCTTTGCCTTCCATGTTGGCGGGGGGCGCGGTCGGTCGTGGCGTTCGGGCGCTGGCTCCAGCGTTGGCACCTGTGGCAGCCGGCGCGGCTGGCGAAGGGGCGGTGATGGCTGGTCAGCAAGCAGAGCAGATCCGCCAAGAAACTGATGACGGCTTGCTCACTCCGGCGCAGTCGGGAGCTGCGGTGGCCACTGGTGTGTTGGGAAGTCTGTTTTCCCTTGCCGGCGGTAGCTTGGCCAAGAAACTGGGTATCGGTGATGCGGATACCCTCCTCGCTGGTGGTGCCAACCCAGGACAACTAGTCAGCGAACTGGCGTCCATGCCGGCGAAGAGCATTCCGCGGAAGGTGATAGAGGGCGCAATCTCTGAGGGCTTCCTTGAGGAACTGCCACAGTCGGCATCTGAGCAGGTTCTGCAAAACCTGGCGCTGGGACGGGACTGGGCCAGCGGCCTGGATGAAGCGATGGTAATGGGAACGCTGGCCGGGATGGCCATGGGTGGGCCGGCGGCGGTTCTGCATGGCGGTGAGCCGGCAGCGTCCCGTGGCCTGGCGGATGCGGACGCTACCTTCGAGAGTACCCCGGGCCTTGAGGGGCAGACCGAGACGACTGCGCCACTGGCACTCCCAGCTCCAGTGTATGAGGCTGGTTCTGACGGCCAGGTCCGGACCACGGTCGACCAGAACTCCGCTACCCAGGTACAGCGTCAGCAAGAGGCTGAACGTCTGGACCGAATCCGTCGAGGTGAAGTCACCGATGTGACTCCGGTCCCAGCGGCCCCAAAGCGCTCCGAGCAGATGGGTCTGGACCCGGCTGCTGGGCCACTGTCTGGTGCTGCTGCGCAGGCCGTGGACAGTGGCGCAACTGACCAGATGGTGCAACAAGCCGTGCTCCAGCAGGCAGCCGAGGAGGCGCAGAAGAGCGGCCGGAAAGGTGATCAGGTCAACCCGGAAACCGGTGAGATTACAGCGGAGCAGGGTGATCTGCTGGCATCCGATCCTGTCACCGATCTGCAGGGACGCCTGGAATTTGTACGCCGGCAAGCCCGTGCCACCGGATGGGACGCGAAGAAAATCGCCGAGCGCGATCGCTTGCAGGAGGAACTGGACAAGCTCGCGCCAGCGCCGGATGCCGGCTACATGCAGCGCGTCGGCGAGCGCGTGAAGCGTATCGAGGCCGCGCAGAGCCCCGATGAAATTGCCGCGATCCTCGCCGAGGATCAGCAGGATGAGCAGCGCCACCAGAACGCCGCTGGCCGGGTGGAGCTAGCCGCCCGCGCTCGCGGCTTCGCCCTGGACCAGGCGGCGCAGCAGCAAGCCCCGACGCCAATCGGCGTACAGGACGACATCCAGCAGGACCAAGGCAAGGCTGACGCGCAGCAGGCGCAAGCCGCACAACCGGCTGTATCGCTGGCGCCGGCAGCGGAATCCGTACCGGCAGCACCTGCGACCGGGGCGAAAGCGACCAACCTGAAGGACGCCATTTCGAAGGTACGCCAGGCCAAACAGAAGCCCGAGCAGCCTGCGGCGCTGCAGGCCGTGCGTCGCGGAGAGGTGGGCGGAAAGCTGGGCAGTGGCGAAGTAGTGACCACCAGCAGCGGGCGGCAGACGACGCCTTTCCCGAAGGTCAGCGTGGACACCAACCGCAAGGCGACCGGCACCATCAAGGCCGTGGACCAGTGGCTGATGCAGAATGCACTGGATGAAGCGCGCTCGCGCGGCGACGAGTCCAACGCGCGCCAGTTCGAGGCGAATCTGGAGAAGCCGCAGCGGGCCGATAAGGACGCTGCCGAGGAATACCTGTTCGGCCAACAGCCTGCTGTGCAGCCCCGTGTGCTGAAGCCACTGGTGCCGAAGTCTACCGCCACCGACAACAGCGCAAGCTGGGTCATCCGAAACAAGGAAACCGGTGAGGTGATCGCGGAAACGTTCGACCGTAAGAAGGTTGACGCGCTCAACACCGAGAAATACGAAGCGGTTCCGATCCAGCAGCACCTGGCGAGCCTGAACAAGCCCAAGGTGCCCAGCATCGAAGGCAAGGACATCGGCGAAGGCTGGGCGGAGTTCAGCAAGGAATCGGGCACCGTGGGTATCCCTCGCGCCGACATGCCGCAGATCAAGGCCGAGCATCGCGGTGCCATGGTCAACTTCCTGCACGCTCGTGGCGTGCAGCACCAGGAAGAAACCGTGCCGGCCGACAGCCTGAAGCCGACGCAGGCCGAATTCAGCCGCGACAAGGTGGCCAAGGCCAAGGGCTTCGAAGGTGGCAACCGCTCCATTCTGGTGTCGCGTGACGGCCATGTGCTGGACGGCCATCACCAGTGGATGGCGGCCCGCGACAACGGCGAAGAGGTGAAGGTGATCCGCCTGGATGCCCCCATCCGCGACCTGGTGAAACTGGCCCACGAATTTCCCAGTTCCACCACCGATGCCAGCAGCGGGCAGGGTGCCACGGTTGAAGCGAAGCAGGTGAGGCCCGAGCCTGGGCCAGCAACTCCTGATGTGCCTAAGAAGAAGCCGCGCGGCGTGCTGGCAAAGAGGTTACAGGCCGAGGCCCAGGCCCGCGCCGAATACTTCACCCCCGGCAACGTGGTGCGAGGTTACGGCGCCAACTACGACAGGGTTATCAGCTACAACCCGACCGAATCGGGAAGCTGGACCGTCACGGTGCGCAGTGTACGCAAGGAAGGCGACACCTGGGTGGATGTCCCGGGCGAGAGCGAGCGCACTCACATGACGGCGCCGGATGTGCGCGACATGAAGCGCGGCCCGGCCGGTCGTATCGCAACACAGGAAGCGCCAACCGCCGATGAGTTCCCCTTGAAGGAAGCCGCCGCCAGCTACTCCGGTATCTCGAACAGCAGCAGCCAGCGAGCGAAGTCCGATGCGGATGAGTTCCAGACCTACATCGACGTGGCCCGCGACGCGGGCGCTGTCGTGGCGCGCACCGATGCTCAGCAGGCGGCCGTGGAGCAAGCCACACGAGAATTGCGGGCCGATTACCTGGCCCAGTACCGGCGCCTGATGAACGTGCGCGCCGGCACCTACAGCGGTTATGTTGTCGGGCGTTCTGGACTGAACAGCAAGCAGGCGGACAGGCGCAACAGCGCCTACGACCGCGCCATCGACACATTCGTGGCCTGGCAGAAGGCCAATCAGGATCGCGTGCGCCAGGCGGCCCTGGACGCCCGTACCGACGAGGAAAAGGCGGCAGATCGCCAGGCCGCCGAGCAGGCCCGCGCCGACAAGGCGCAGCGCAAGGAAGACGGGGACCGCAGCCTGATGCGCAGGATTCTGTCCTGGAAGAAGGGCAGCGAGCCGGTGGCGATCACCAAGGCCGCGCACCTTGCCGGGGTGAACTTCGGCAAGGATGGCTACCCGACCAGCATTAAGTTGACGCCGACCGATGGCAGCGTGCTGACCAGCGACAAGTTCGACCTGGCGGCGCTGTTCCGTGAGCGCGGCATGAGCGTGCCGGAGTCGAAACGCCGCGTGCGTGAACTGGTCGATTTCGTGCGCGCCGAGGATGCAGCCCGGCCCGAGTCCGAACCGGCAGAGGCACCCAAGCCCGAGCCCGCGCAGTCCAGCGATTCGAAAACCCCGACGCTCGATGCGCATGTAGCCCTCATGCAGCGCGCGCGCAGTGGGGAGGCGACCGCCGACGAGTTCCGCCAGGCATTCGAGCGTACGCAGAACGCCCGCGACGCCCTGGTGGCCGAGCTGGGCACTATGAAGAAGGATGACCTGCTGAAGTCAGGCGGCTACAGCTTCTTCCACCGCTACCGCAACGAGAAGAAGGCAGCGATTGTCGATGCGCTGGCCGGTCGCGTGCTGGAGGAATTTGCGCTGGGCCGCAGCTACGGCCCGAGCAGCTACGTGATGTCGGCTGCCGGCCTAGAAGCGCACCGCCAGGCCAAGGCCAGCGCGCTGGCCGAGCTGGTGGCGAACACCACCGACGACGACATCAAGGCACACGCCGCCGAGGTCGCCGAGGCGCAGCAGGAAGTCCAGGCCCGTCGGGAAGCGCAGCAGAAGGCTGTCGCCAACCCGCAGACCCTCGCCGAGTTCCGCCAGGCAGTGAGCTACAACATGGAGGCGCACGGGGAGTCCCTGCGGGAGGCGTTCATGCGCCTGACGCCGGAACAGCGTATTCGCTACGACGAACTGGAGGCCGAGAGCACTAAGGCCTTGCGTGAGCAGGCCAAGGCACAGGCCAAGACCCGCGTAGCCAGCGCCGGGCAGACTACGGCCGGCGACATCATCGAGACGAAGCACACCAAGCACGGGCATGACCTGTTCGTTGTGCAACTGGCCGAGCGCGTCAGCCGCGAGGACTACGACACCCTGAACAATTCGGCGAAGCGGCTGGGCGGCAGCTACAGCAGTTATCGTGGAAATGGCGCCGTCCCCGGCTTCCAGTTCCGCACCCGCGAGGCGGCCGAAGCATTCCGTAAGTTGGTGACAGGCGACACCGCCGACGCGCAGGCCGTTGCAGAAGCGCGCCGCGACGCCTTCGAGGATGACCGCAGTCAGGGCGCCGCCGAGCGACTGCGCACCATGGCTCAGGCCCTCAACGAGCGGGCCGATGAAGCGCTGAACCGCGAGCGCAAGCAGAACACCGAGCGCCGTGCGCGGATGGCCGCCAGCGCCGAGGCCTCTGCGCGGTCCGACAAGGCACTGGCCGCCACCATGAACAACCTGGCCGATGCCATCGAGGGCGGCAAGGCCAAGTTCCTGGACACCGTGCGGCAGAAAGTGCAAGTGGAGTTCCTGGCGCGGGAACTGCGCAATGCGAAGGACGCGCAGATTCGTGCGAAGTACCCGACTTACGGCGAGCAGGAGAAACACCGCGGCGAGCCGGTGGACGCCGAGACGGTGGACTACTCCACCTTCCCCAGTTACACCGCCATGCGCTCCGACCTAGCGAGCCTGGCGCGCCAGATGGCGGACGTGGACGGCCTGAAGAAACTGGCCGCGCGCCTGGAGAAGGTCGCCGACGACGTGACCGAGGCCTACACCGACTGGGCCAAGCAGAACCTTCTGTCCGTCAGCCGCTTCACCCGCGGTGACCAGTTCGCCGACTTTAAGAGTCGCGAGGATGCCGAGCGTGCCATTCGCCGCTCCGGCCTCACCGGCAAGGCCATCGTGCTTCCGGTGAAACGCGGGCAGAACCGCATCGTCATGGCCCCCAGCGAAGCCATGAAGCTGGGCCTCTGGCAGGGCGACGGCGACAAGCGCATCACGCTGTCCGGCGAGTTCGGGGGCGAACTGGTGCAGGCCCTGGGCCGGCGCAGTGGCAGCAAGATCACCGTTCCGTGGGCGCTGGAGAGCGCGCACGAAAAGCGCAAGCGCCTGGAGAGCATGGGCATCTTCACCGGCAGCGAGTACCGCTCCGCACTGCGCGAGTTCGCAGCGCTGCGCGAGGCGCCCGCCGAGCCGGATAAGATCAAGCAGATGGAACGGGCGATGATCGGTCGTCGCAATGACGGCCTGGACTTCTTCCCGACCAGCGATGCCGTGGTGGAGTCCATGCTGGACGCCGCTGAGATTGGGGAGGGCATGTCTGTCCTGGAGCCATCCGCCGGGATGGGCCATATCGCCGATGCGATCCGTGACCAGGCGGGCGTGGACCCTGACGTGATTGAGCTGTCCGGCGAGCGCCGCGAGCTTCTGGAAGCCAAGGGCTACCGCGTGGTGGGTAGTGACTTCATGGATGTGCAACCGCGCAGTTCCTACACTTTCGGCGACGTGTTTCGCGCGCCCGATGGTTCCCTTGGCGTGATGCGTGGACAGGGCGGCTTGGGTAGCAACCGGGTGCGCTTCCAGCCTCTGGATGAGAGCGGCATGCCAGATGATCGCCGCAGCCAATACATGGACCGCGACGACCTGGTGGGCGTCGAGCATCGTGGTGCGGACAGCGGCTATGACCGGATCGTCATGAATCCTCCGTTCTCCAAGGGGCGCGACATCCAGCACGTACAGCACGCCTACAGCCTGCTGAAGCCCGGCGGCCGCCTGGTTGCCATCATGAGCGAAGGCGCCTTCTTCCAGAGCAACAAGGCCGCCGAGAACTTCCGCGCCTGGCTGGACGGCCTGGGCGCCACCAGTGAACGGCTGCCGGAGGGTTCGTTTATGGACCCGGCGCTACCCGTCAATACCGGCGTGAACGCGCGCATGGTGGTGATCGATAAGCCGGCAGCCGAAGAGTCTCCAGCGCCGCAGCCCGGCGAACAACCGCCCGTGCAGTATTCGTTCGCCGGACGCAATGCTGTCGGCGCCAACCTGCATGCCCTGAGCACAGCACAGCAGCGCATCGCCATTGGCGAAAACGCCGAGGTCGTTCGCCGAGATACCGGCTGGCACCGTAGCGCTGATGGCAAGTGGCGCTTCGAAATCAGCGATCATCAGGCCAGCATCGCCGTGGCCGGTGAGACTGCTGGCGCCATCATCAATATGGCCCACCTCAATGCGATCAACGACGAGCGCAGTCGACCGACCGTCGGCGATGTGCTCAACCATCCTCAACTGTTCGCTGCATATCCTGACCTGCAGCGTATCCCGGTGGCAGTGATGCCAGAGGGCGTCACTGCGCTGGCTCGCCTACGCCGGTTCGCCACTGGTAACCAAGTTGAGGTTCAGGCGAACATGCCCCGCACCGAGGTTGCCTCGGCGATCCTGCACGAACTCCAGCATGCGATACAGATCCGGGAAGGTTTCGCCATGGGCGGCTCGGCCAGGGCTTTCGTCAGCAACTTCGACAAGACTGGTGCGGCGACCTATCGTCGTTTGGCTGGAGAGGTGGAGGCGCGCAACACGCAGGCTCGGCTGAAAATGACGCCGCGCCTGCGCCGGGACATTGCACCCGATGAGTCGGCGGACATCCCTGCAAGTCAGGTGCTGGTGTCGTTCAATGGCCGCGACATCGAGAATGGCCCGTTGCCGCAGAACCTGACGGGGCGTCCGCCGATGACCTCGCAAAGCCTGGTGCGTGCTTTCGACCTGCAGTTCCCAGCACTGGGCCAGGCTGTGCGCAAGATGCTGAAGCGCGGCAAGGAAGGACAACGGGGCGGCTTGGTGGTGATCGACAGCGCCGACCCGTTGCGCATCGCGCACACCTACGCGCGGAAATCCGGTACCGCACTGAGCGATGCCGTTCAACTGTTTGAGGATGGCGGGCGCATCAATGGCTTCTACGATGCCAGATCAGGTCTAACTTTTCTGGTCGGCCCGAACCTGAATCCGGTAACCGCACCGGCCGTGGTGCTTCACGAAATGGTTCACGGCCAGCAGCGGCAGAATCTCGACCAGGCTGCCCACGCCATGCTGATGAATCGCGGCAAAGTCCGGAGCGCCGAACTGCGCACCTTCCTGGACCGTGTGGCCAGCCGCATGATCGAGGCCGGCGAGAGCCGCAACATGAAGGAGGCCGCTCCGTATATCGTGGAGCAGGCTGTTATTGAAGGGCGAGAGCAGGGGTTCGCCGAGGCTGATAGCCGGTTCCTGTCCTGGGTAGACAGTGCGCTGGGCAAGCAGGTGGGTGACTTCCTGCGTAGGTTCCTGGCCAACATCCGTCAGTGGATGCTGCGCCACGGTCTGCCGGTTGGCCGTATCAGCGTGGACGATCTGGTGCGATATGCGATGGCTGGTGTGGAAAGCGCCGCCGAAGGCCGGGTACGGGGCGACGGCCTAGCCATGAGCCAGGACGACATGCGCAAGGCGCGCGTGCTGCAAGGTCCGCCGGTGGCCATCCTGGAGGGGAATGAAGCACCACAGGGCTTCGCTGCGGTTCGCGAGTGGGCGGCGAAGCTATTCGAGTCTCAAGGTGGCAAGGCAGTGAACCCGGACCTGGGCGATGTGGTGCTGGATATGCGCGCTGTGCGCGACTCGATGGCGCATGGCAAGGCCAACCCATACAAGTTCTCGGCGTTCGCGGCCGTCAAGGACGTGCTGGAGCGTGGTGTGGTGGTTCACCGCGCGGACTATGAGAAGGGGGAGAGTTTCTACGTATCGGCGCCGGTGGTGATCGACGATAAGGATGACATCGTGACCGTGTTGGTGCGCCGCGATCCGAACATGCAGCGCATGTATCTGCATTCGGTGGCCACAAAAGAATATCTCCTGAACCGTCGAGTATCCGGTGCTGATGCCACGATGGCAGTGCAGCCTTCCGGCTCGTCCAGTTCAGGAGACGTAGCCAGTGTACTCCAGCGGCTGCTGACCGCAAGCCTGAATGAACCCGAAGGTCCGCAGTTCAGTCGCTCCGGTCTGCGCGAACTCACCAGCAAGGCTACCGCCGAACTGAACAAGACCTTCAGCGCTCCGGGAGGCCTGTCCTGGTGGCACAAGACCATCGGCACCATGTACAACCTCGCAGAGCGTTCCCCGGCATTCAAACCGGTCTTCGAGTCGGCGCAAGGATTTATCGATGACGTGAGTTATTACGCCAGCGATGCGGCTGATCTGGCGCCGAAACTGCTGCCGAAGCTGGAAACCTGGCGCGACATCGCAAAGACCCCGGTGGGCGCTGAGGACAACAAGGCGGTGGCCAAGCCGGTATTCGAGGGCACGCTGATGTGGGCGCGCGACGTGGACGGCAAGCCGGTGCGCGTCGATTCGCTGGCTGAGCGCGCCATGCGTCTGACGGCCGACGAGAAGGCGGACATCCTGCGGAAGCAGGGCAAGATTCCCGAGGGACTGCTGCGCGCCTGGCGCGGCCTGAGCCCCGAGCAGTTCGCCAAGATGATCGACAGCCGCTACGAGTCGCAGATGCTCAAGGCAGGCATCGTCTGGACCGACGCTGAGCTGCGCGACATATGGAAGCTCAACGATGCTCAGGTCGCGCTGTACCGCGAGTTCCGCGCCGCCACCGACCGTAGCCTGGACACCATGGCCCGCGCCGACATGCTGCGCTTCGGCGGCGAGGATGTGAAGGAACTGCGCGACCAGGTGATGGACGCGGCCGATGCGCAGGAGGGCGCCGCGATACTGCGCGACCACCTGGCGCAGATGGCTGATGCATGGCCGGAACGCGCCACGAACCTGCTGAACCTGGCACACGGCATGACGGATCGCGCCGAGAAGGTCGCCCAGTTGCAGGGCGAGGGCTATGCACCGCTGTCGCGCTTCGGCAAGTACACAGTGGACGTGGTGGGTCAGGACGGTCAGCGTGAATACTTCAGCCTGTTCGAGACGAAGCGCGAGGCCAACCAGATGGCCGAGCAGATGCGTGGCGCGTTTCCTGGCGCCACCGTGAGCCAGGGCACCCTGTCCGAGGAAGCGTACAAGCTATTCGCTGGCATCACACCGGAAACGCTGGAACTGTTCGGCAACGCCCTCGGTTTCGACTCACAGGGCGATAGCGCACGTGATCAGGCTTTCCAAGACTACCTGCGCCTGACAAAGACCAACCGCAGCGCAATGCGCCGGCTTATTCACCGAAAGGGCATCGCTGGTTATAGCGAGGACGTAGGGCGGGTACTGGCTTCGTTCGTATACTCCAATGCGCGGCAAACCGCCGCCGGCCTGCACATGGGCGACCTTTCCGAGGCTGTGAACGGCATCCCGCAGGCGCAGGGCGAACTGAAGGACGCCGCGGTACGGCTGGCCGACTACATCAAGAACCCGCAAGAGGAGGGGCAGGCGGTGCGCGGACTGCTGTTTGCACAGTACCTCGGCGGCTCCGTCGCGTCTGCCTTCGTCAACATGACCCAACCGGTCCAAGTGACTTTTCCCTGGCTGAGTCAGTATTGCGGGGTGAAGCGCGCTGCGACGGAACTGGGGCGTGCAGCACGTCAGATGGCGCATCGGTCCTATCAGTTCGAGCCGGACCTGGCCCGGGCATTAAAGCGCGCCGAGGATGATGGGGTGGTGTCCCCGCAGGAGGTCCACCAGTTGATGGCGCAGGCCCGCGGCAGCGGCTCGCTGCGCGCGGGGGACGGGACGCGCTTGGGTGATGCTCGAGCACTTGCGTCCAACAGCGTGGCGCGCCTGTCGATGGCCTGGGGCAAGTTGTTCGGCGCCGCAGAGCAGATCAACCGCCGCATGACCTACATCGCGTCGTATCGCATCGCCAAAGCGCAGAACATGGCCAATCCTGATGAGTTCGCGCGCCGGGCCGTGCGCGAGACGCAGTTCGTATACTCCAAGGCCAGCAAGATGCGCTGGGGGCGTGGTGCCGTCGGCGGCACCTTGATGACCTTCAAGACGTACAGCGTGGCCTATCTTGAGCTGATGCATCGCTTGTGGAATCAGGGTGAGCCTGGTTCGCAGGAGCGCAAGGACGGTCGGAAGGCTGCTGCCCTGATGATCGGCATGCTGCTGCTCGTCGGCGGCGCCGGTGGCTTGCCGTTCGCCGAAGACGCCGAAGACCTGATCGACGGTGCGGCGCAACTCATGGGCTACAACTTTTCTACCGCGAAGGCCAAACAGGAGTTTCTGGAAAGTCTGTTCGGTCGGGTGCTTGCCGACTTCATTGATCGCGGGGTGTCCGGGCTGCCTGGGGCTCCGCTCGATGTATCGGGCCGGCTGGGTATGGGGAACCTGATACCCGGAACCGGTCTGCTAACTGAAAAGACCAGCCATACGCGAGACGTCCTGGAAATAGCTGGCCCGATGGGAGACTTTGCCAGCCGAATAGCGAGTGGTACTCGCAAGGTGCTGGGAGGTGATATCGGCAGCGGTATCCTGGAGATGTCGCCGGGCGCGGTGCGAAATGCGGCCAAAGGCGTGGATATGCTGGCCACTGGCATGTACAGGGACGCCAAGGGCTACAAGGTGCTCGACACCAACGTGCTCGAGGCCGCTATGAAGTCCATCGGCTTCCAGCCGGCCAGCGTAGCCACTATCCAAGGGGCCAACATGCTCAACCAGAAAGCAAAGGCCTTCTACAACTTGAAAGCCCAGGAAATTCGCAGCATGTGGGCGGCCGGCATCTTCGAGAAAGACCAGGGCAAGGTTGAGCGCGCGCGGCAAGCAATAGCCGACTGGAATCGGCGCAACCCTGACCAGCCAATGGCCATCCGAGTGCCAGACATCATGCGACGAGTCCGCGAAATGTCGCTATCGAAGGACGAACGGATAGCGAAGACCGCACCGAAAGCGATGCGGCAGCAGATGCGAGAGGATCTGGAGCGCACCCGCGCAACGCTGGACTGAACCCCCTGTAAGGATTTGCCGTTCTCTGGATGTACCGAAAACTACCTGCCCAAGAAGCCGGGGCGTGATGCCCCGGCCTTTGGAGGATGGAGTTATGTCGGAGAGGGCCGGAATGGCGGTAGAGGTGGTGGGCGTTTCGGTGGCCAACAAGACCACGCTGGCTGGCGCCCTTGCGGGCGCGTTGGGCTGGCTGGCGCAGATCAACTGGGTGGGGCTGGTCGGCGTGCTGGTCGCCGTCATCGGTCTGCTGGCCAATATCTATTTCCAGGTTCGCCGCGACCGCCGCGAATCAGCCGAGAGCGCTGCCCGCATCGAGGCCATCCGGGGGCGTTGCGATGTCGAACAGCCGTAACCGCGTGCTGGTTGCCGCGCTGACCGTCAGCCTGGCCGGCTTCGGCGCCTGGATGAAGTCGGAGGATTTCAGCGCGAAACCATACGTGCCGACCAAGGGTGACGTTCCGACCATCGGTTACGGCTCCACCCGCTACGAGAATGGCCAATCGGTGAAGCTGACCGATCCGCCGATCACCCGCCAGCGCGGCGAACAACTGGCGCGCAGCCTGATGGCGAAGGACGAACAGCAGTTCCGCGACTCGCTGCCCGGCGTGAAGCTGTTCCAGGAAGAGTATGACCTGTACCTGGATTTCACGGGCCAGTTCGGCATCACCAACTGGCGCGGTAGCTCGATGCGCCGCGACTTGCTCGCCGGCAACTACCGGCAGGCGTGCGACGACCTGCTGAAGTGGCGCAACCAGGCAGGCCGCGACTGCTCGCTGCCGAAGAACTGGGGGCCGAAGGGCTGCAAAGGTGTGTGGACCAGACAGCAGGAGCGGCATGCGCAATGCATCGCCGTGCAGGTGCCGCAATGACCGCCCGCGAGCTGGGCGCCGTCCTGGCTGCGATAGCGCTGGCTGGCCTGGTGGCCAGCACGCTGACCTATCGGCACCTGTACCAGGACGCCACCGCCAACCTGAAGTCGCTGAGCGACCAGGTGGAGCGGCAGAACGCCGAGACTGACGCCAAGCTGGCCGAGCTGACCGCGCAGCGCGACATGAAACAGGCAGCGCTCAATAAGGCCGCTGCCGACCAAGAGAGGAAGGACAACGATGCTCAGGCTGAAATCGCTCGCCTTGCTGGTGAGCTGCGCGACCGCCCTGTGCGCGTGCGCATCGTCCCCGCCGCAGGTGGGGGCTGTAGTGGTGGCGCCGCAGGTGACGCAGCCGGCACCGCCGAAGCTGGTGCAGGAGACGCCGCCTCGGCCTACGGGCTACTACCGGAAGAAAATTCTCGACGCTTTAACGACTCCCTGAGCGAAGTCGAAACCCTGAGCGCGGCCTACAACTCGTGTCGCGCCCGGTTGATCCCCCAAGAGCCGACCCTGTAGGGAGGAAACCATGGCCTACACCGCATATCGGGTGCTCAAGGCACCTATCGACCAGATCGAGCGCTTCATGACCGAGGCCATCGCCGATGGCTGGCAGCCGCTCGGTGCGCCTATCCTGCTCTACCCCGACGACAAGGCCGTCTACCAGGCTCTGGTCAAGGGTACGCCGGATGGTAGTGGCACTGGCCCTGTCACCATCGTGGTGGACGACATCACCGATGCTTCCGCCATCGGCAAATCTCTGCTGACTGCCGTCAACGATGGCGATGGGCGTGCAGCAATCGGGGCCGGCACTTCCAATCTGCAGTTGGGCACCACCGCAACCACCGCCAAAGCGGGAGACTATGCGCCTGCCTGGGGGGATGTGACAGGGAAACCGGCGGTTATTGCGGCTGGTACTGATGCCGCGACAGCAAGGGGGGCTATTGGCGCGGGAACATCCAGCCTTGCGATCGGTACAACCGCTACTACCGCGGCGGCTGGCAACCACAACCATGCAATCGCCGAAGACGCTGGTAGCGGCCTGGCGGCAGCACCGGATCTGCAAACTGCATTTACCGCGCTTTCCACCCGAATCAAGGCGCTGGAATCCGCAGCGCCATAAGGCTGTCGTCACAGCGCTGCATGGCTGATGCTGGTACGCTTGATACGTACGGAGCTTCAACCAAAGGAAGTTGGTCATGCAGCACCTCAAGGGTTTCTATCGAGCAACGGCCTCACTTGCCGTGCTCGCTTTGCTGTCTTTCCCTTCAGCTTCGGCAGCTCAGGTATACCGATGCGTCGATGCCGCTGGAAAGGTCACATTTTCGGATCAAGGTTGCGCGGACGGTCACTCGTCCTCGGCCATTGATGTCGCCCCCGCGAACACCCTCGACAGCACCCAGTACCGCGAGCAGCGGCCGGAACGAAGCAGGGGCGGCTCTCCTGGCGTTCGGGTTACTGTCGTCGGCGGTGAGGAACCCCCAGCCCGGGCGGGGAAAACTGATGGCAGGCCACGGCAAGTCCTGCCGGCGCCAGCGGCTCGGCAAGCACCTGGCGTGATTACGAATTGCGATCCTGGCGGGTGCTGGGATAGCAACGGCGTCCGGTACAACCGAGGCGCTGGAAATACTCACTTCCCAGCGAATGGTGGGCCGGCGTGCGAGTTCGTAGGCGGGAACATGGTGTGCCCCTGAAGTTGTAGACTACGGCCTTTTCCTACGGAGCTTGGTGATGCTGGTGATTCGATTGGCGGGGAAGTGGACGCTGAAGCTCGATAGGCAGATAGGCAGTTCCGGAAAACACGGGATATGGGCATTCCACTGCTCGGAAAGCACGTTCGCGCCGTCCTCAAACGACCTGCGGCGTACTGCGGCGATCCTTCCAGCCGAGCCCAAGGAAGGCCAGACGGTGGACGTATCGATCTGCGACACCGCGCACTCGCCAGATGGATGGATCGCCGTCGGCGCAGGCGTAGCAGCCTACGAAGCGGAGCGCTGAGGCTCGATCAGATGGGCGCCCTGGTTTCGGACGTTCCCAACTGCTGGGTCGACCGCGTACCAGGTGAACGCCTCGCTCGGCTCGCCCTGGTGGAGCACGATCTGCTCTGCGCGCTCCGGCGGCGTCGCAGGGTCCAGCCACTCGCGTGCCAGTTCGGGTGACAGCACAACAGGACGCCGATCGTGGATGTCGACCATGCCGCCCTCGGCGTCCGCGGTAATGATCACGAACCCATGCTGCTCGGCCTGCTCATCATCGAGCCCGGGGAACTGGCCGATCGCGGCGCAGAGGATTGGTGAGCCGTCGGCGTGCTGGATGTGATACGGCTGTTTCCGCGTGCCGCCGCCTTCATCGACCCACTCGAACCAGCCGCTGACCGGCGTCAGTGCTCTGTGCTTCCACGCTGAGCTGTAGAACCGGCTCGTTGCGACCTTCTCCGCCCGGGCGTTGATCGGCGCCGCGCGATCACGGGCCCAGAACGGCCTCCATCCCCATCTGATCGCCTGGGCGACCAGGGCGTCCCCTTCCAATCTGAGCGTCGTCACTGCCGTCGACGGCGCGACGTTGTAGCGCTGTGGCTGTTCGCCGACCAGGTCGGCCAGCATGGCCGGCATCGACAGCGCGTCGACGAACTCGTGCAGCCCGGTGTACTGGCTGAGCCTTCCGCACATTATGGTGCCTCACACAGTAGACGCAGCCTTCATGACCAGATAGACGCACATCGCTATACCTGCCGCGAGCAGCATGCCTATGGCAATGAAACTGATCTTCATGAAATACCCTCGTTGTGACCTGCGATGAGCTGCTGATTGCAAAGAGGGGAAGCAGCAGAAAGTGGAGACTCCGGGAGGTTGGGCAGCTCCTGGAGTCTCCGTGACCATAGGAGAAAGTCACCCAGATAAGGCTAGACATGTTTCGCTTTGAGGCAAGCGAAGCGGCGCGGTATGGGCTATCGCCGGAGAGGGGCTATGGCGGCCAACGCCACGGCCGGAAGTCGCTGGGGATCTGCTCGACAAGCAGCAGCGTCCCGCCTGCGTCGAGTTCGATCTCCAGACCGCGCACAACGCCGGCGCGCTCAAGCGCCTGGCCCAGGCGCAAGTATGTTATCCCGTCCAGGGGATCCCGGCCGAGGTAGCCCAGCCGCTGTCGTGCGGGTGCGGGCCCGTGGTAGATGCCCTCGTCGTCCACGCTCCCGACGACGACGCCGCCGTCGAGCACGTCGTAGCAGCAGTCCGAGCAGTAGTGCGTCTCGCGCGTGATGCCGTGCTCGATCGCCCAGGAGTACATGCCGAGGGCGTCTGTGACCATGTCGTGCCTGTCTTGCAGTCCTATCACCCCGCACTGATAGAGTTCGTTTGCCTCGGCCACCAGATACAGGTACTGCTCATCAGCGGCATACAGCCATGCGGCGTGCTGTCGGATCGCAGCGAGCCATTGGGTGACGCGCCGGTGATGGCAGATACGGGGATCGGAGTAGGACATGGAAATCTCCGGCGGTCGGGTGGGCCGGAAATTATGCTGTATGAATATACAGTGTATGTGACTGGCCGACGAATGGATCGGCCCGGGGTCACGATGAAAGCAGTCCCGTGCAATAGCAGTTTCTGCGTGTTAAAGGTAGAATTTCGCAGCCAAAATGAAATAGTACATTGACTAGTACATTGTTCATTTGATAAATTCTTTTTCGCTTTAAAAATCAAGGTGTTAGGCGCTCGGTTTGGTTCTCTCCGTCCGCACCACCTTCAGGCTCGGCTTGTCCGGCCGCTGCGGTTGAAGCCGGAACGTCCGGCACGATTCACGATATGGTGGGCGTAGCTCAGTTGGTAGAGCACAGGATTGTGGCTCCTGGTGTCGTGGGTTCGATTCCCATCGTCCACCCCATATTTCGAAGCGCCAGGCCTTGTGCCTGGCGTTTTCGTTTGCGCTTCTCGATCTCTTCTCCGCTTGCCTTTCCGGCACCCAACCCGCCCTCATGGGGCGACGGCAGGTTGAACTTGTTCCAGCTCCGGCGCTCTTAAGCGAGCCCGTCGTTCCTGGCGGGTCCGTATATGCAGTCTGGGTGAAGCGACATGTCGATGAAATGGACCGAGCAGCGCTTGCGCAAGGCTCTCAAGCAGATGGCGAACAATCATGAATCGGCTGCGGTCGAGGTCATGCGCGCCGTCGAGCGGGCGAACGATCCGAAGCTGGCGCAGCGCCTGCTCGAGGTGATCGAGCAGATGCACCAGGATGCCGATGCGCTGCGCTCCATCGACGACGAAATCGCCAGCGGCGTGATCCGTTGCCAATGAGGCCGTAGACGCTCCGCAGTTCAGGACTTCCCGGCGGAAGCCGGCGCATCCGGCCGGTTCGCCAGTTTCGGGCGCAAGGTCGCGCCCTGGGCTGTGTTCCGGCGAACGGTATAAGGTTGGCGGCCGCGGAAGGCGAAGGCGGTGAACAT